TCAAAAAAAAATCCAAAAGCATAATTCCGTTCGGAAGGAACAGAATCTTGTTTTGGATTTGAGTGGCGGAGAGGACTCGTTGCCCTCCATATCCAGAACACTAAGTGCTTCATCTACAGCTGATTCATCGGTAGAAAGTATGACCCGTATTCGATAGCCTCCTCCGTTCGCGCCCGGGTACACAATCACACGATTGACAAATTTCTGAATGATTCTTTTTTGCTGCTCAAACGGAAGCTTGCCAAAATCCGCGCCTTCCGAAAACTCTGCTTTAATTTCCTCGAGCGTTTTTTTCTTCGCACCCGGCACGGATTCCATCTCATAAAGTTTAATTTGAAGTTTCTTCTTTTGGCTGGAAAGGTCCTCCAATGTGTCTTTCAGTTCCGGGGCGGTAACTCCTTCGGCTATTGCTCGAGTCACATTTCCAATCTTCCGATCAATTCCTTCGATCTCACGCTTTAGGGCGGCCAGCTTATCTTTTCCGTCATCCTCCTGAAAGCTAGCATAAATTCTGTGGCATATCGCATCAATACTTTTTGGACTAAAAATATTTTTGTTTATCTGTTCAACTACGGCTTGTTCCACTAAATCCTTTGGAATTTCTCTCTGTGTGCATTCTTTCGTCCGCTGCCCTTTGCCACAGCGATAATAGGCGTAAGTATGTCCATTCGCATATTTGACTTCCCCGGTCATTGAGGAGCCGCACAGGCCGCAAAAAATCTTTCCACTCAGAAGATAGTCAATCTTTGCCTTGTTTCTGGCAGCCCTATGTTGATTTTCCTTCAATCTCTTTTGCACCTCCTTCCAAACCTCGGGAGAAACAATTTCCGGTATTCCTCCGGGGATTCTGATGATTTCATCTTCGCTTTTATATTTGTGCCGGTTCATTTTCCCATGAGCGTTACGGGGCGCCGACTTATTGAAAACATAAACTCCCGCATATTTTTCATTTGTGAGAAGGTCGTGAAGGCTGTTTGAACCAAAGGCATGTCCGCGCTTAGTTCTAAAGCCGCCTGCGGATAATGCGCGGAGGATTTCCGTATATCCGCATCCATCAGCATACATCTTGAAAATCAGTCTTACTGCTTCCGCCTCTGTTTCGTTGATGCGGAAGGTCTTGTCCGGGTTCACATCATAGCCGAGAGGAGGAATGCCGCCGGTATAGAGGCATTTGTAGGCGTTTTCTTTCAGGCCCTTCATCGTCTCTTGGGCGAGATTTGCTGAATAAAATTCGTTCATGCCGACAATCACATAGAGCATCAGCTTCCCTTGCGGCGTTTTATCCAGACGCTCTTTCACGCTAATCAGTTCAACGCCGTTTTGCTCGAGAATTTTCTGATTTTCCAGCGTATCCATTCCACTGCGGCCGAAACGGTCGAGTTTATGTACCAGCACGGCAGAAAATAGTCCTTCTGCGCTGTCTAAAATCATTTTCTGAAATTGATCGCGCTTGCGAATGTATCTTCCGGACTTCGCCTTGTCAGCATAAATATGAATGATATTGTACCCAAAATTTTGAGCGTAGTATTTGCAGGCCCTGACCTGCGCATCGATGCTTTCTTCCCGCTGCATATCACTGGAAAAGCGGGCGTAAATTACGGCGTTAATCATGGCGGCCTCCTATTGATTTTAGAAGGCTGAAACAGTATAATAATATTGCGATGTTATCGTACTGTCAGCCCTGCTGATGGTGGCCGCTCGTTCCGTGGATCAGACGGAGCGGGCGGCTTTCTTATTTATTCAAGCATTTTAGTCTATACTCAACGAGCCATTCATCGAGGCCAAGGCATTCGGCAATCTTAGAAATCGAAAATCCCTGAAAATCCATAAAGTAATCATCATCAGGATATATGAGATTTACGGAGAACTTATCCGCCTGGCGCTCATAGATGCTCGTTTTTAGAAACGTCCTTGTGTCCATGTAAATTTCATTTGTGCCAGTGTGCATTATGGCGTGTCCCAACTCGTGCCCGCACACGAATCGCTTAACGTGATCCGGCAAATCCTCCCGTAGATAGACGATGCTGTTGCCCGCATAATGTTGGCAAAATCCACGAACCCCACTTAGTGGGACCGACAAAACCGTATAATCCAAGCACTCGCAAATTTCAAAAGGATCATTCGTCCGGAACTTTTTTATCAGGCTTTTCGCTAGTTTCAGCTCGTCCATTCGTTGATTCCTTCTTGTCCTTTTTCCGTTTATTTTTGATTGTGGCGGCGGCCATCCCAAGTTCCATAGCATTACGGATGCTCTCCAGCGCTTCGGGCGTCAAAGGGTTCCCATCAAACATAAGCCCTTCCTGGTGGGAAAGGGTATCTAAAATATCGTCAATTTTATTTTTAATGTCGCGCTCGTCCTCCTTCGTGAGGGTGGGCGCTTCTTTTTGTTCATTTCCAGTTACATAGTCCACAGAAATATGAAAATAATTCGCAATTTTGCTCAACGTTTCATAAGACAATGTTTTATTCCGCCCCATTTTTAGTTCTGTCAAGGCGGCTCTGCTTATACCGGCGCCTTTGCACATGGCGGTTATATTGGTGTTGTTTTCTTTGCAAATATTTTCGATCCTTTTATATAACTTGCACATTAATCTATTGCTCCTTTTGTAGGATACAATAAATTACATCAAAATGTAAAACTGGCTATTGACAATTACATTGAAATGTAATATGCTATAGACAGATTTCAGAGGAATGTAATTTATTGAGGTAGCAACTATAATATATTACATTAATCTGTAATTGTCAATACAATTTTGTAGAAAAGGGGGTATTTTATGCGAAAAAGAATGCTTACACCCTTTGGCCTTTCGGTTAAGACAAAGCTGCTCAAGAGTGGACAAACACAAGAATGGCTGATTGCACAGGCTAAAGAGCGTACTGGAATGTATGTGGATAGTTCAAACCTTTATAAACTGATGCACGGCCAGCTCAACAGCGAAAAACTCGAAAGTGCCATACGGGAAATCCTACAGATTCCAGTATAGCACAAACGTTCTAAAATCAAACTGCTTTTATAGCACAAAGGATTTTAGAGTACCAAAATTGTCCATTAGGAGGAAGGAGGAGAGATGGCGACGAACATAACGGTGGAAGTTGAAGGGCCAGACGGAAAGAGGCTTCCCGATGGCGGGATCCCACTTTCTGATAGCCAAATTAATTGGCTGGCAGAATTGCTCTCCAAAGTGGTTTTCAAACAGCCGGCTCGGAAGACGGTTTGAAGCCCAGGACGTCTAAAGGCAACCTAAAAATTTATGAAAGGGTGTCTTTTATGATGACAAACAGTGAAAAGACCGTAGCTGTGCTGGAAGAAATGGAAGCCCAGGCCCAGTGGCATCGCAACCAGAACATGATTGCGACGCTCCGTAGCTTAGCCGGAAAAACCGATAACGAGGCCGCAAAACGAGTCTACGAGAACACGATCCGGATTTTAGAGAGGGGCGACTATAATTGCTGACGTTTGCAATTCTGAAAGCGCTGATTGTTACCCTCGTCCTTTATTTGTGGCTGGCTTATTTTTTCGGGCATGACACCAAGCAGACGAGCAAGGTGGCCCACATAGCAGCCCATATCGGCTATGCGCTCTTTCTAGGGGCGGTGATTGCATGGCTATGAACAACATTACTGAGCTACCGGTAAGGCGGAGAGAACCGAACGAAATGATTTTCACGATCCATTATTTCGTTGATGACGACGAGGTTGCGATTCCACGGCTGCCGTCGGACCCGGATGTAGCGGGAGCGATTATAGGAACGCTGGTGCGGCTCTTGATCCTATGCAGGGTCCTCACGCCCAGCGAAGCAATTGAGGCGGCCGAGAAGGGCGCCGGAAAAGGAGGAATCTTCTAAAATGAACGAAAGACTGCTTGTGGACGCGACCACCGTTGCCCGGCTCCGCGATACGTCAAATGCCCTGCACCGCAAGCTCCGCGATGCGCGCGTCCCTAATCCGTATGATTTTATTGCTGATAATTACGCCGACGGAATCGATGCGGCGCTGAGGGCGCTGAAGCTGGAAGGGGGTGAACCATGAAAAAGAAATTCTGCCGCATCGTTGCCGTGCTCGGCTTCCTCTCTGTATTTTTCAGCGCGGCGGCCTCCGATGGCGGCGCGAGCCTGAAAGACACTGTCCCGCCGGCTGTAATTGGCTGCTTGATGCTTTGGGCCGGGATCGTGCAATCCCGCAAAATCGAGCAACGGGAGCGTTATGCAGTCCATCGCCGTACTATTCACGCCGTGCAAATGGCGAAGAAAGAGAGTGATCGCCGTGAGTCCGTATTGTAAGGGCTGCGCTTACCGGCAGAAAATTGATGCTTTGTCCACGAACTGCGGGTATTGCGTCATAACCGGAAAGCGGCGTGGATGCCCCGCAGGGGAGGGATGCCCGCACAAAGTCGGGAAGTTGCCGAAACGGTATACGCGGAATGCCCGCTGCGACCGACTTTTGAAAGGTTGTACATCTTAATCGTTTGAGCGGCCATGAGCTGCAGAAAGGAGTACCCCATGGAAAATAAGCAAATCGCTGAATCCGGCAAATTTCACGGTATCAAGGCGACAGAAGCCAATGGCGTAATTACAGTGGAGATAGGCGGGAAGGGCATAAATATTCTTTATTACTTCTCTGAAATTGTTTCCGCTCTGATCCACGGCGAGCTTCGCGTCCCGAAGGTTCTTTTGCAGACCGCCTTTGAGGCGGGGTTTCGCTTGGGAGAGAAAAAGCCCGAAGGGCAGAAAGGAGATGCGCCTCATGAATCCTGAAGAAAAGAAAACCGCCCTCGGCGCTACCAACACCGAAAGCGGCAAAGCAAATGAATCTGAACATAGTTTACCCGCCAATGCCGAAAAAGTCAAGAGCGCCCATCCGCTCGATCTCCGGACGGAGATGTTCATGCTGAACGAGCTGACTGCGGCATTAAGCTCTCAATTTGTTTCCGATGATCGGAAATGGAATATTATTTCTGGTCTGATCTCTAAATGCGCGGAGGCGAACGAGACATGAAGCTGGAACTTTTGGAGCTCACCCTTGAAAATTTCAAGAACTACCGGAAGTTTACCCTTTCCCCGCAGGGCTGTTCACTGGATATCTATGGCCGGAACCATGTCGGCAAAACCCCGCTTGCAGACGCCTATTTTTGGCTCCTGTTCGGGCGCGATACGAAGGGAAAGTCCGATTCGCACATTCTTCCCGAGGACGAGAACGGCAACATCATTGAGGGCCTTGTAGCCTCCGTGACGGGCAAGTTCCGCAAGGACGGCAAAGACGAGTTTACCCTCCAGCGCACCTACAAACAGAATTTCAGCCATAAGAAAGGCGAGGCCGAGCGCAAGGCCACAAGCAATTCCACGTCGTTTTTCATCAACGGCGTGCCGAAGCTGAAAAAGGATTACACCGCCTACGTTTCCGGTCTCTGTGACGATCAGACTTTTGCCATGCTGACCGACCCCGATATGTTCCCGGGAAAGATGCCATGGAAAGATCGCCGAGACTTCCTGATTCAGTCTTTCGCCCCTGACATCGACGACCTTGACATCATCAAAGCTCATGCAGGGCTGCAACCTCTTCTCCATTATGTTGACACCAGCGTGAGCGGCGATATGGTGGGTAACTACGCGGCAAAGACCAAGTATGAGCGGCAGAGGATTCAGCGCGAGAAGGACGAGATTCCGGGGCGCATCGACGAGGCCGAGAAAGCAAAGCCCGCCGACCTGCCAATGCCGCAGGATTCTAAGGACATTATCCGTCTGCAAAAGCAGAAAATTCAGTTGGAGAGCCAGATCAGCGCGGTCCGGAATGGAGAAGCGGAAGCCGACCTCCGCCGCCAGATTTCCGAGATTCAGGCGCAGATTGCGGATGCCCGGGCCGAGTACGCCCGCCGCGGCACGGTGGGGAGCAACGGCATTGAAGCGCAGAGGGCAGAGATTCTCGGCAAAATCACACAGCGGGAACGCTCGACCGATTTCACCGAAAAGATCACGATTCCCGGCCTGAACGAGAAGATTGACCGGCTGAACAAGGAAATTGAAAGCCTCCGTAAGCAGTGGATTGATACGGATGCGCAGGAATTCGACCCGGACAACAACATCTGCCCTACCTGTGGGCAGGAATACCCGCCCGAGAAGCAGAAACAGATTCAGGGCGATTTCAACGACCGGAAGGCCATGACGCTTGACCGTCTGGAACATGAGGCGACGGAGAAAAAGGATAGCCTCGAAAAGGCGCAGGCTGAGCTTGCAGCCAAAAAGCAAGCCACTGAGCAGGACAAGAAAGCCATTGCCGACCTGCAGGCTCGTCTCGACAAGCTGACCGCGCAGATTGTCCGCCCGGCTCCCTTCGAGGAAACGAATGAATTTTTTGGCCTCAACAAAAAGCTTGAAGCGGCGCAGGTACAGCTCAAATCTATATCTGAAGCCTCTGCCCAGCACGTTGCCATGCTGCAGGAGCAGCTTTCCGGAATCACCGAAGAACTTGATTCTATCCAGCGCCGCGCACTGAACAAACAGATTGTCGAGCAGCAGGATTTCCGTATCGAAGAGCTGAAGAAGAAGGAATCCGAGCTTTCCCTTCTGCTTGCCACCTACGACAAGGGCCTCGCGCTGGCCGACAGGTTCGTGATGCAGAAAGCGCAGGACATCGAGGGAAAGGTCAACGGTGCTTTCCACACGGTCAAGTGGAAGCTGTTCGGGGAGCAGATGAACGGCGGCATTCAGCCCTGCTGCGAGGCCACGGTTCACGGGCAGGCATACAACGGCGGCCTCGGAACTTCCGAGAGGCTCAACGCCGGGCTGGACATCATCAACACGCTTTCCCGCGTGCTCGGCATTTCGGTTCCGCTCTGGATTGACAACGCCGAGGGCGTGACGGACTACGAGCCGGTCGATACCCAGGTGTTCCGCCTGTATGTGTCGGAAACAGACGAAAAATTGAGAGTGGAGGCGAGGGCGTGAGCAAGCGCAAAAGGCGCGGTCCTCAGACTTGCGACGATCGGTGTGAACATTTCCTTTATGTCGGAGAAGGAGATTCAATCTGCAATAAAGTTTGTCCGCCAAAATTGGTTTTGGAAGATTGGAGCCCGACAGAAGATTTCTTTTGGTGTGGAGGTAAAAACAAATGAATCCAAAAATCATTGAAATGCTCCGCAGGACCAGCGTCCCTGCCAGTTCCTTAGGTTACATCTATCTCAAAGACGCGCTGGACATCTGCTGGGAGGATAGCACCTACATTCAGGCCCTTACCAAACGCCTCTATCCCGCGATTGCGCAGCGGGAAAATACCACGCCTACGCGCGTTGAGCGGGCCATCCGACACGCGACCGAGATTGCCTTTAATAAGGGTGATCCTGATATCTACGAGAGCCTTTTCGGCTATTCCACCCTTAATATCGGCCACGGGAAGCCCACCAACGGCGAATTCATCGCAACGTTGATCGAGCAGCTCCGAATGGAAAACCCGGAAAGCAAGAGGATCGCACTTTCTGGTGCGGACCCGAATGAAATACTCGAATCCCTGAAAAGAGGGATTGGGAATGAGCATCTATCGTTGTAAATGTGGGCGCATCTTTGAAAAGAACATCGGCGCCTCCACGGCGCCTTACCGAATGCCTGATTATGGGCCAGATCATGATTGCTATGGCTGCCCGTACGTGCGGATGCAGGCCGTTTTCGATCCGTTCCGCAATCAGATTTCGGATGTGGCAGAGTGCCGCGGTACTCGGGTTCTCAATCCCGACGCGGCACAGGAAATCACCTTTGAGGATGAAAATATTTTGAAGCAGATAAAGGAGGCCAAATCAATGGCAAAGCAGAAAGTAGCAGAAACACCCGCAGAAGTTCAGGAGGGCGTGGCCTACATACACGGCCAGTGGCGGTATTTCGTTGACCGGCGCACGGACAACGGGAAGTTCACTGCGTTTATGTGCTCCACCGAGCCGGCAGCAAATGGGGCTCGGACCGAAGTAACCACCATCCCGGACTTCGACACCTTCCAGCAGGCGCAGAACGCCCTTGACGGCTATGCGCTGAAGCGCAAATTTGCCGCCGAGTTTCCAATTCCTGATGAAGGCCCTGAAATGGAACAGCAGACCTTTGGCTCTGCACCTGACGAAAACGGCAATTCTGTTCCACCCGTAGATGATCCCCAGCAAGTGGAACAAAAGAACGAAGCCCCGGAATCCGGAGATAATGGCGCCAATTTCGAGAACGAGACGGACGAAACGCCCGATTCCGGGGACGATTCCGGAGATTCTGCGAACGATGCAGAGACTTCCAGCAACGGCGAAGAGAAGTCCGCCCCGCTTCCTGACGGTCCTGACCTGAGCCTTCGGCTCCCGGCTTTCAATTCTGTTTTTGATAGCGCCGATCAGTCGCTTCGTGATCTGGCCCGTGCAATGAAAACAAAGCTGATTGAAAGTGGAGAGCTTTCGATCAAGGTCGTTATCAACAACTACGGCGGCGTCCTGAAACCCGATCCGAAGAAGTGCAAGGTTGATTGTACGCCAAAGCCTGCCAAAGTATCGACGCAAATCCGCTTCCCGGACGATCTGGAAATCACAGTAGAGCAGGACGGCCGCGTGATTGTCCCGGAAGACCGTAACCAGCAGCTTTCCTTTGATGATAGCCCGGGCGGCACGGTTACGGTGGATGGTAAAACTGGGATTGTGGAGCACTACAAGGAAGATGATGCGGAAGGGCAGCCCGAAAAGCCATATCCCTGCACGAATATTGACTGCCCGTTCTACGGAACCGCCGACTCCGGAAAGCCAGGATGTTGCTACGATCCGGCTATTGAGGACGGCGGGAATCCTTCTTTCGAGGATGATGTTGAGGACGCAGTACAGTTCCAAGGCTGCACCCGCCCGGAGATTGTTCAGGCTTATGCCGATGCGCACTCGGACGACCATGACGACCAGCCGCAGTATTCTGACGGCGAAGATGTTGAGCAGGAGGGCGATGAAGAATGACAGTCGAAAGCCTTAACCGTGGAAACAATATTTGCAAGCGAATTTCAAGCATTGACGAGGCTATTAAAAATATGGAAGAGGTGCAGACTGGGCCTACAACCTCATTTAGAGTTTGCGGCGCAGGCGGCGACGCTTATTTTGACAGCAAAACGCTTGACCCTGTGGTGAAAGAAAGTTGCAAAGCTATGATTCTCTCAAACCTCGAAAGCAAGAAAAAACAGCTCGAATCCGAGCTTGGGAAACTGTAAAGGAGAATGAACATGGAAAAGACAAACGTAATAAAACTCCGGTTTCTGAAGAATGGCGCGCCATCCGGGCGGGAATACACCTATTTCACGCCCTGCAAGGTTTCCGTTGGGGATTACGTCGAGGCCCCTAGCACGTCCGGCACATCTACCGCAGTTGTTACCGCCGTCAACGTCCCGGAAGCGGAGATCGCTCCCTTCCGGGATCGGGCGAAAACGATCATTGGAAAATCAGTGAAATCAGAAAGCGAGGATAAATGACTATGAGTGAAAATAAAGCGTCGGCGGCCAGCGCCGCCCCTAAAAAGGAATTCAGGACACAGCTTACCGCGGTGAACGACCAGTTCCTTCCGCTGATCGAATCGCAGATGGAGAAGAACTCCCTGAATATGTCCCCTTATTCCAAACAGTGCGTGATGCACGCCATTTCCGGAATCAATGCTCTATTGGACAAAGCGGGCGTGTCGTGGGCCAGCTCTGAGCTCGACCGTAGCACAATTTCAGACATCCTTATCAAGGTAGCCTGCCTGCGGCTGAACGCCGCCGTACAGCCCCGCGAAGTATTCTTCGAGCTTCGCAACGTAAAGAAAAAAGGCGCGAACGGCGGGAAGGACTCATGGATGAAGCAGGTCGAGATGGGAATCGAGGGCGACGGCAACGATACCATCCTCGCCAACTTTGGGCGCGGAGTAAAGCGCATCTGCCAAATCTGGAAGGTCCATGAAGGAGACGATTTTACATATCCGTCTTTCAACGGCACGGATATGACTCCCCCGACATGGGCCCCGAAGGGCAGCTCCGGGAAGATCGTCAAAGTCGTATATCCGATCATCATGGACGGCAAAGATGGCAAGCAGTATGTCGATTTCTATATTGCCGAGCGTGAGGACGTCAGGCATAACCTTCTTGCCCATCTGAACAACAACCTGATGCTGGAAACTTTCGGGATCGCTAAAAGCAAATGGGACGCGACCCCTGCTCAGAAAAAAGAGATCGCCGCTAAGAAAAAGGAAATTTTCGACAAGGCCCGTGCCCATAAATGCCTTGACGATATCCTTGACGACCCGGAGCTTCAGCCATATATCAGCCCGGCGTGGACGGAGCCTTACAGCCGCGAGTCTATGATCGAGCGCAAAATGCGGAACAACGCGATCAAAAAAATCCCGAAAGACTTTGGTAACGGCGCCCTTGAAACCATGTTTGAGGAAACGACAGATGACACATACCGTGCCGCGGCCCGTGAGATCAAGCAGTTTGCGAATTCCGAGCCTATCGATATTGACGTAGACGAGGAAACAGGAGAAGTGAGGGAGCCGTCCGCAGACGAAGGCTCTGACGCCGATCATCCGGAAGGCCACGAGGACAATTCCATGCCCGCCGGCCCTAACCCGGAAACTGTCTTTGACAAGCCGCAGGAGCCCGCGAAACCCGCGAAGAGTGAAACTACACCGGCCCCCGCCTCAAACAAGCGTCAGACGAGCCACAGGGCGCCTTTTTAACGTCCTATGCCTATTAAAGTAAAATGCCTTGCCTCCGGGAGCACGGGAAACAGCTACGCCATAGGCGACGGAGAGAACGTTCTGCTCTTGGAAGCGGGCATTATCGCTCGGAAAATTCTCTCCGGGTATCTTGATATGCTTCCACGTGTAAAGGGACTACTCATTACACATGGCCACAACGACCACGCCCGCAGCGCTCCGAAACTTTCGGATGCAGGGATCGATATTTACGCGACGGCCGGCACGTTTCAGGAGATTTTCGAAAGGTCTGAAAAGCCGGTTCGGCCTTATCGGGCCCACACGATTTTGGCAGGGAAACCATTCCGGCTCGGGACCTGGGAGATTCTTCCGCTGGAAGCCCAGCATGACGCTTATGAGCCGGTTTGTTTTCTTCTCCATTCATCGGCCGCGGACGAGAACCTGTTTTTCGTGACGGATTCCTTTTACCTGCGTTATCGGTTTGAGACCCCGCAGGGAAAGAAAATTCCGCTGAACGTGATTATGGTTGAGTGCAATTACAGCAAGGAGGCTCTCAACCACAGCGTGGCGGAAGGTCGGGTTCCTGAAGCCATGAAGCGCCGGATCGAACAGGCACATTTCAGCCTGGAAAATGTGAAAGATTTTCTCACGGCGAACGACATGAGCACGGTCCGGCACATCTACCTGATTCACATTTCCCGGAACAATGGCGACCCGGAGCTCTTCCGGCGGGAGATTCAACGGCTGACCGGGAAGCCGGTCACGGCATTTTAGGGAGGTAAAGCAAAATGACACACAGTTTTGATGTGGAAATTGCAAAAAAATATGGCATTGACGAGGCGATCATTCTGAATCACATGTTTTTTTGGATTCAGAAAAATGAGGCCAACCAGCGCCATTTCCATAATGGGCACTACTGGACGTATAGTTCCATCGAAGCGTTCGCCGAAATATTCCCTTATTGGAGCGCCCCGCAGATTAAAAGGATTTTAAAGCGCATGGAAGCGGCTGGGGAAATACTTACGGGGAATTACAACAATTCTCCATATGACAAAACAAAGTGGTACGCACTGCCTGATTCCGTCTATTGCATTTTCCGAAATCGTCCCGTCGATGGGACGGAATCGTCCGATCGAAAGGACGAAAGCGTCCAACCTATACCAGATAAAAGCCCAGATATAGAAACAGATAAAGAACCCCCTAAACCCCCCGTTCAAAAAACGAAGGTCGAGGACGTTTTTTTCGGGCACGCTTTTTCCGAGCCGATGAGAGCAAAGCTGCAGGAATGGCTTGCCTATAAGGCCGAAAAGCGGGATTCATACAAACCTACTGGCCTTAAAAGTTTTATGACCGTCGTTTCCAACAAGCTGAAAGTTTATAGCGAGCCCGATGTTCTTTCCCTGATTGATAACTGCATGGCAAATAACTGGCAGGGGATTATTTGGGATCGGCTGAAGGGGAAGGAGAACGACGACCAACCCCCGGCCAATCCATGGGAGGGAATACCTAAATTGTGACAGAAAGTTTTAATGCGGAATCCGCCGTGATCGGCGGTCTGCTTCTTTTTCCGGAAGAATGCTCGTATGCCATTGACACCCTTACCAAAGGCGATTTTGAAAACCCGCTTGCGGCCGACGCCTTCGAGGTTATTTCAAAAGCGATCCTATCCGGCAAAAAAATGGACGCGGCCATATTTGGCAGCGCCGATGTTCAGGAGGATACGAAGAAATTTGCCCTTGCGTCTGCCGAGGCGTTCATATCAACTTCAAACTATGACGGGTATGTGGACACGGTAAAATCCGGAAGTGGGCGCAGGCGCATCACGGAAAAGCTCGGCAGGGTACTTGTGAGTGGATACGGATACGACGATATTCTTTCATCGCTTGGGAGAGTTGTTGAATCGGAAAATTTGCATCGATCGGAAGACGATAGCAGCTATCTCATGGACTATCTGACCAGCTTCGACACGCCGGTTAACAAAAAAGACCGGATTCTCACCGGTTTCTCCCAACTGGACCGATCGTTTCATGGGCTGCGGAAAGGCTCCCTCTGCTACATCGGCGCATACCCCTCGACCGGAAAAACGAGCTTTGCGGCGAACATCGCCCTGAAAAATTACACCGACCAAAAGCGAGTGCAGTTCTTTTCGCTGGAAATGAGCAAGGAACAGATTCTTGACCGTATCTTTGCTTCGTGGAAGCAGATCGACTACGGGGCGATTGATCTCCGACGGGTTTCGGAGCAGGAGCTCCTCGACGTCGCCAACGGCGTAAACGAGCTGATGGTGAACAAGCGTCTTTCCTTGCATGATTCTGTTTACTCCATCGAGGCCATAGCGGGGAAGATTTCAAAATTCAAGCCAGACCTTGCAATCGTGGACTTCCTGCAAAACGTCCGCACAACTCAGCGGTTCTCCAACAAGAAGGAGCAAATCGATTATATTTCGTCGGAGCTGAAACGGCTGGCACGGATCAACAATTGCTGTATCATCTGCCTTTCCCAGCTCGTGAAGCCAGACATGAAAGCGAAAAACAAGAAGCCTACCATGAGTGACCTGAAGGAATCTGGAAATTTGAGTGCCGATGGCGACTACATTATGCTCCTGTATCGTCCTTGGGTGATTGACAAGGCCAATTTCCCGCCGGAAGAAACGCACGTCCTTCTCGACAAAAACAAGTTTTATGGCGCGTGCGGAACGATTGACATGAACTTTGACGGGAAGCATCAGAAATTTACGGAGGTGGAAACGCGGTATGAAGATTGATGATGAACAGATCGAGCAGATAGCGAGCTGGGCGCTCCACTATGCAGGCGGGAACCCATGGAGGGCCTACGAATATGCGAAGCGGGAGGCCGCAGCCCTGCTGGACGGGGATTCGCCGCGCGAATATGACCGTGCCGTGCGCCGCCTCGCGGACGATCTGAAAATTTGAAGGAGAACATCATGAATGATATTTCAAAGACCATCGGCTGGGCGACGCGCTCGCTGAATCCGGTCGTCGGCTGTACGTTTGGCTGCCCTTACTGCTACGCCCGAAGGCTGAATGACAGATTCCATTTTGTCAAGGACTTTTCATGTCCGGTATTTTTTCCGGAACGCCTGAAACAGCTTTCGGAGAAGAAGCCGCAGGTCATTTTCATGGACAGCATGTCAGATATTGCGGACTGGAAGCCGGAATGGTTAGAAGCGGTCTACAAGGCAATGGTTGAGAATCCACAGCACAAGTACCTTTTTCTCACAAAGCGGATTGAGCAGTACGCAAAAACGGATTATTTTTTATGGAACGCCCGCAGGATTCCGAAAGGTCTGGACGATGACAATGTATTTTTCTATGTAGGCAATACGGTTGCCAGGCAAGACATGGTTCCGAAGGGGACAATGCAGAGCGGAGACTTTTGGAGCATTGAGCCAATTTTGGAGCCGATCGCCTGCAATTTTAGGGAAGATACGAAACCCAAATGGGTGATTATGGGGAGTGAGACTGGAAATCGCAAGGGCAAAGTGATTCCACAACGCGAATGGATTGAATCCATCGTCAAAGAGTGCCGAGCGGCCAACATTCCCGTTTTTATGAAGGGCAGTCTTGCCAAAGTGTGGGGCGCTCCGCTGATACAGGAATTTCCGTGGTGATGCGGATGCTTGAACTGAATCGCTGCTATTGTGCAGATGCGGTTGCCGGGCTAAAACAACTCGAAGCCGAAAGCGTGAATTGCTGCGTTACCTCGCCGCCCTATTACGGTCTGCGGGATTACGGAGTCGCCGGTCAGATCGGCTTGGAGCCGTCGCCAGAAGGATACATAAGTCGAATGGTAGAAATTTTCCGCGAAGTATGGCGTGTCCTCCGGGACGATGGAACGCTCTGGCTGAATATGGGCGACAGCTACGCCAACGATGGGAAATGGGGCGGTAAAACCGGAGGCAAGCAGGCTTATCTCGATGATAACAACCGAAAGCGCGTCGGCAGAGAAAAAAGCATCACTGGTTTACCCCCAAAAAGTCTCATTGGAATCCCGTGGATGCTTGCTTTTGCGCTCCGGGCTGATGGGTGGATTTTACGTCAGGACATCATCTGGGCAAAGCCAAACCCCATGCCGGAAAGTGTGCGGGACCGCTGCACAAAAGCACATGAGTATATCTTCCTGCTCAGCAAATCGCCGCACTACTACTTCGATGCCGAGGCAATTCGGGAACCCGCCGGAGATTGGCATGATTCCTTGTTTCAGGACGGGAAAAATCTTGCCATCCATCCGAATGTCGGAAAACAGGCACGAAGCGGAAACGCCGCAAGAAAATACGGTGACGAACGGGGAAGGCCCAGCTCCCACTTAGGCGCATCGGTTCCGTGGGAAGGGAACACGAGAAATAAGCGGGACGTCTGGACCATATCTACAAAACCATTCAAGGAGGCGCATTTTGCCACATTCCCACCAGAACTGATTAAGCCTTGCATTCTCGCTGGTTGCTCAGAGGGCGGAACGGTATGTGACCCGTTCATGGGATCCGGAACGACGCTTGTTACGGCAAATGAGCTTGACCGGAACTGCATCGGCTTTGACCTGAACCCGGATTATTGCGATATGGCAAACCGGCGCAGGGACCGCGCGATGGCGCAGCAATCACTTTTCAGAAAGGAGATCAAAGACAGTTGAACGAAGAAAAACAGGGCCCTCTTATCTTTGCAATTGATCCCGGCAACATCGAAAGCGGCTGGGTAATTCTGAACGATATTCTGAAACCGATTGAATTCGGCAAGACGAACAATGAAATCCTTTTGGAGAAGATCATCACGCACGATTTTAAATATCCGGACGCGCCGCACTTTGCGATTGAAATGGTGGCGCACTACGGCAGCGGTATGCCGGCCGGGAAAACAGTATTCGATACGGCGGTCTGGATCGGCCGCTTCTGGCAGGTGACGGGGTACATACCCTTTCGGCGGGTAATTTACCGCCGAGACGAAAAACTCACGCTTTGCGGCAACATGAAGGCAAAGGATGCAAACATTTCGCAAGCCCTCCGGGACCGGTTCGGGGAGAAAGGCACGAAAGCACATCCAGGCTGGTTCTATGGAGTGGGGAAGGACGTCTGGTCGGCAATCGCCGTCGGCGTGGCATATCACGATATGTACCTGAAGGAGCAGCCATGAAAAAGAATTCCGTTCATGAGCAAATACAGGGGAATGCGGAAGAAATCCGCAAAGCAATCCTCCGCTGGGAGGATATTCACAAAAACGGCTGTAACGATCCCAGCTGGCCGGACGGCGTGAATCTGAACCTCGTTCACAACCATGTCTGCTATTTCAAAAATGAGATTCGTCGCTTATGCACTGAATCAGGCGAGAATCCACCGCCAGAATTTTACCTTCCAACGCCGCCCGTTGTGGACAGCAATTATTTGGCAAAGCCTAAATCCGAAAACGCCAAACGTCTTATGAGCCGTCCGGATTGGAAATGTGCAACTCCGGAACCAATCGATAAAAAGCCGTTTGATGATTTGCAAATGAGCCTGTTTTGAAAGGGGAGAAACTATGAAAGCCCATATTCCCGCCGCGGCGCGCCTGACACGCCGCGAAATAAAGGCCATTCGCGAGTATGACGCGAGCGTGCAGAACGAAATCCTTATGCGCTATTTAAAGCTTTGCGGCGTCGTTCTAAACAGGCGCTTCGGCTTCGGCCATGACCGGATCGCAGAATTTTTCGGCGCCGTTTCGACGGCGGCCGAGGAAGCGGAAAAGGACCCCATATTTTGGGAGCATATAGACCAGGTGATAATCGGTGAGCTGAAATTGCCGTTCGAGCACGAAAATTATAAGGAGATGGATAAATAATGGGCGACATTTTATCGCGTCTGCGTGACGCCTATTCCGAGAATCCAGCATCGGCTCTTACCCTCCTGTCGGAGCTGTTTCAAGCGCAGGACGAGGGGAAAATCATTGAACTCGGAAAAGAATCTCACCAGCCAATGTTTGTGAAAAGTGACGCCCTCGCCATTTTCGACGAATGGAACGACGCAACGGGCGCAATCCCGCGCGGCATTTCATGGTACTACGAAGCGCAGGGCGTTATTGAAGAAATCGCCGCTATGGCGTTCGGAGCCGGAATTTTCTATGAATCTGAACGCAAAAATTCAGAAAAGTCGAAGGGGCGTGATTAAAACGTTCGTGAATCCTTTTTGGTTTGGTGTTCTTTTGACAATCATTGTGGAGCTTATCGCTATGATCGTTTATGCAGGGATGAAGGGAGTAAGAAAATGAATCCGGAACTGAAAAAGCTTATAGACGGTATTAGCGCAATAGCGGAATCATGCGGGGTATTTTACAAATCTTGTCTGGCGCAGGGGTTTACCCCGCCACAGACCCTTGAATTGACAAAATCGTTTTTAACTGCGACCATAATACGACCCACGGACAAAAACGATGAATGAAAGGAGAAAGTCTGCTGATATGGAAACGGTCAATCATCTGGCCCATTACAACGCCGGGAAAATCGAGTGCATCGATGCCATAGAATCCGCAGTAACCGGCCTTGACGGCTTCGAGGGGTTCTGTACCGGATGCGCGATCAAATACCTTTGGCGCTGGAAACGCAAGGGCGGCGCCGAAGACCTGCGGAAATGCCGGTGGTATTTGGATCGGCTGATTTATAGATTGGAGGACGCCAAGACCCGCGACGGCCCGGAAGAAGCATGGGCATGAAATATGCTGACCTATCTCCCGCGGATCAGGCTAACGCCCGGGAACTGGTGAGGCAGGCAATCGTGGAAACTGCGGGGGCTCCGGCCTTGCTGAGCCGGTCCGATCTGGCGTATGAGGCGGCGGGCTTGGATTGGACAAAAAATGAGGACGGAACGGTTGAATTTTGCCTTTGAAGGAGGAATCCAAAACGAAACTCGTAAAATATATCCCGACCTGCCATTGCGGGGAGGCCCCGGGGAAAAAGACCATACTTAGCCAGGAGGTACACGTCGGGATCACCACAAAATTTCATGCGAACGGAACGTTTAAGGAAAACACCGGATTGTACCTCGAAAACCGGTACTGCCCGCAGTGCGGGGCTCCGCGGAAAATTCTTATACAGGAAAGCGACTGAAAAGGGGGGAGAAGCCATGAAGCCAATACTTTTTAACACCGAAATGGTGCAGGTTATTCTGAACGGCAGGAAAACCACAACAAGACGGGTTGTGAAGCCGCAGCCAACAGATCAATTTGCAAAACCTACTTTTATCGAAGCGGATGGAACGTGGAGGGAAGGATGGGCTCGGGTGATTAAGCCACCCTACCAGCCCGGAGACGTTCTCTATGTGAGGGAAACATGGTACGAACGGCTCGGAGATATTTCCATGGGAAAATACATTTATCGGGCGCAAGCGGAGCCGCAAGACGAAATCCATCAGTATGCACTCGACCAAAACAGGTGGCACCCATCCATCCACATGCCCCGCGAGGCCGCCCGCATTTTTCTCCGTGTGACCGACGTTCGGGCAGAGAGATTGCAAGAGATTACAGAGGGCGGAGTAAATCGTGAAGGGCATCCGTTCAGTGAAATAACGGGCAATAAGCTGGACGATTTCGCGCTTTTGTGGAACAGCACCATCAAGAAAGCCGACCTCGACAAATACGGCTGGAAAGCCTCGCCGTGGGTATGGGTGATTGAATTTGAAAGGTGTGAGAAACCATGATGTTGATTCGCTCGCAGGACAAGGCAAACCTCGTCCCATTAGGGAAAGTTCACATTTTGGAGGGGAACGGCTTCTTCATGATTTACGACGAGCCATTCTACAAAGGTGGGACGGAGATTGGACGCTACGAAGCCGAATCCCGCTGCCTTGAAATTCTGGACGAGATTGAGGACCAATTTCAGTATAGCAATCACTTTTCCGGGAGCGGAATGAGCTCATACGGATGTCAAGACTGGCATTACGGGGTCTACCAGATGCCCGAGAAATAGCGGAAGCGAGGCGAGAAAGTATGAACAAAATAAACGTCGATCTATACGGCGGCAAATCATTGTTTGGTGGGAAAGAAGCTCCATTAGAAGCAGATGAAATATACTGCGACTGCGCTGATAAATGTTCCTTTTATGCCGATGGAAAATGTCTTAGATGCAGAAGCTTTTTATCTCCAAGATGCAAATTCGGGAGCAACTCTGTTATTCGCGGATATACAAGCAGAGCCGCAAAATATTATGATTTCAAACAAAAATACCAAAAGGATGAATTTTACAATAAGCTCCATTATCCGTCGGAACTTGCGGCTGTAATTAATGATTTTTTGTACCTCAATCTGCAATTTACACGTGTGTGGAAGCGGACGGAAAAAGACGAGGCATGGAGAAAAGACGTAAACGGCTATTTGATTGACGACGGCGGGTTTGGAAACAAAAGCGCTTTTATTCCAATGCCAGATGCAACCAACGAACTTCTGTATGCCATCTTCTCTTATAGGCCGTGTGCGATAATGGGCGGTGTCATTCAAGACTATCAGTCAAAAACTGTGCCAGACGTTTTAATGTCCTTGAAAAGGTGCGCCCAGAAAGTCTATGCAGATTTTATTTCAGAATATCCGCAGTACGATTTAGAACCGAACTATGTAGGGAAATATGCCTACATAAAGACAATGGTAGACGGTTCGGTTTTAACCGATTGCCACGGCAATAAGTTTACGCTCAAAGATGGAAAACTCATTGGGGAAAGCATCAAGCGAGGTTTCACGCCATTTGATGGCGTGATGGATTGCATTGTGGAAGTCGCGGATTCAAAGACCTATAAGGTCGATGCAAATTCGCAATGTGATGAAAACACGAAATTTGAATAGCCAACGTAGTGACGGCAAAGCCCTATGGAAAGCGAGGCGGTTTGATGCAGACAAAATACGACGATGTTATTTATGCCCTGCGGATTTACCACGACATCCCCCGCCTCATTGCGGAGGAATGGGCGACGATCCGAAATTGCGAAGAGCAGCGGGACAAGGTGGGAGAGACGGCGGCGCAACTGCAGGAAGTGGTTGTGGAAAATGGCGGGAAGCATGGGGACAAGACTGCCCGCCTCGCATCCGAGGACCGGGACACGCTCTTCCAGCAGGAGATTGACAGCCGCCTCTCCCACATCGACGAGCTCCGCCGCATCCGGGAATGGATTCGCAGGGGGCTTGCCTGCATCGACCAGAGGGACCGAGACGCATTAGACTTGGCGTACATAGGGCCGCAGAACGCTGCCCAGCGCCTTGTATGGCAGGGAAAGGGGTGGAAGGAAGTTGCTGCTCTTGTCGGGCGCAGCGAGTCATATGTGCGGCATAAGGCATACGAGGCGATGGACAAAATCAGGAACATGAAGGAGGAAGGATGATGGACTGGAACCCGCAAACATACACTTTTTGCAGCGGCTGCCCGTTTTACAACTCGGAGGGGCGTTATATTTTCGAGCTTGAAGAAAATCCAAAATTGCGAAAGTGCAAAAATTTAAGGGCATGCCACCGCGCCGCTCAACTTGCGACGGGGGCGCTGCAAATGAAGTTGGGAGGCTGCTGAAATGAAAATCAAGGACACAACGGACTGCATGGATTGCCCGAACCGCAAAGACGGTTTCTGCGGATTCTACAAGGAAACTTTGGAGGTGTTCGGGAATCTCTATCTCCCTTGTGAGCAGTGCGAGGAAGAATATTCACTTTGCGAGGGGGCGAAAAGCTGATGGAAGAACTGAAAGCGCAGGAATCGGAAGCACTGGACATTTTGGAATCCATGCTCAATGTAGCCGACATGAAAAATACCGGGCCAATGTATTCCGACGACCCACCGAGAAGCGGCCTGTGCCGCATCCCAGAGGATGATGCCGCGAAGCTCCGCCAGTATATCTCCGCCCGCCGCTCCGCCCCAGAAAACGAGCCTTGTACCAACTGCTCCGGAATTGTCTATCGGCAGACAAGTAGCGGGAAAATCATTCCGGCTGACCAGAGATGCGGAGCAAAAATAACGCCTCCTTGTTATCGACCAGATGGAGACGGATGCGCATACCAAATTTACGGCGACAACAACGACGAGCCGATCGACCGATGCAAAGCCTGCCCGTTGTGCTACTCGGATAAGGTGCGGCACACAGCCCCGGAAAACAAGCCGCTGACGTGTGACGGGTGCGAAGCGGAGGGAGCTCTTCAGGGTATCAGGTGCGCTACTTGCCTGCGCCTTAAAAGCGAGTATCGCAACGACAATTACAGTACGGAGCCCACATCATGACCGCCGCACCGCCCGGAGGACGCGCCATGACGCTTGAATCCGCGAAACGCTATTTGGCCCGCATGGAACTCAACCGCAAAAGAGACGAGCCCAACAATAAAATGGCCTATACCGACGCCCGGGAGCTTGCAGCGCTGGTCAGCGTGGCGGAGTACGGAACCGATCCTTACGCAAGGCAAGCCCTCAAAGCCATTAAAAGCATTTGAGAGGGAGTCGCACGGGGGCAAACGATGAAAATGTTGCAATTGAAACGAATTTCTTCTTGACAGAGAAAATTCAGTATTCATGCGGGTTGGACGGACTTCTATGTGCTTTGCAGACAGCCTATTTGAGCCTACTTTAGCCGCCCTGAGCCACATTCAGCCGCGTTGAGCCTAAAAAAGCCACATTCAGCCACTTGCAGCCGGAATTTGGCTGTGTTATTATAATCAAGGGCGAAAGCTCCGGAGAGAGCCTATTAAAAGCACTGACCTTAATCCCGGTTAGGAGAAATCCCAGCCGGGATTTTCTGTTGCCTCGGAAACCATTTCCTTAATTGCATCCCTGGTGACGGCGGAACGCCGTTCGGGAGATTCTGCATTTGCAAAGAGGAAAGCCGGTCGGCAGACCCGCAGGTCCGGGAGTAACTAATCGTGAAAAGAAATTTTACCCAGGCAGAAATAAAAAAGCCTATTTCAGCCTAAAAAAGCCGCCCCCAGCCGCTTTTAGGTGTGGTATGATATAATCAGTCCCCAAGAGAGGGAAGAAGGAACGGATGAACACCCAGGGAAACGATCCCAAGGGATTCATCCGTTTTTTGATATCTGTTGCAAGAAGGAGAAAGCGGTGAGCGAAATCGGAATTGAGATGTTGGAAAGGAGGAATCCGGGCATGTATATCCGCTGTCAGCACTGCGGAAAAATTCTCGCCGCATGGACAGAAAACAAATGTATCGAAATCCGTAACGGAAAACGCCATGCAGTGATCTACATGGGCGGTGATGGGTATGCAGACATCACCTGCGACCGTTGCGGAGCACGAAATATTATTGCCCCTTTACCCCAAAGATTTATCCCCGGAGAAAGGATTGAAAGGATCGTCAGCGTGGGGGAGGGGAAACCATTTAAGGAAGGGGTGGGGGGGTAATCCTATGGATACAGTAAGAGATAAGGGGAAGCCAAGATTACAGAAAGACATCTTTCCTTCCCCTGAAGATATGGAGAAATTAGAGAATCTCGCACAGAAGGAAAGCCGTTTGCAGAAAGACCCCGCCTTTGGAAGAGCAAAGCACCCGAAGGAGAAATCCACGAGTGCCGCCTTTAAATCGCAGGAACGCACCATGAATGCGATGGGGACTTTTTTCCTCGAAGTTGGGAAAAGACATAAAAGCAGGGGATATTGTGAAAGAATCTTCACCGACGAAAAAGCACCGGAACTTTCGGAAGATTGTGGCAAGTATATTAACTTCTGCATGGAGAACGGCATAATTCCAACATGGCATTTATTGTCGGTGTGGCTGGACGTGACTCCTTCAACGCTTTGGGCAGAGGAAAGTCTCAGTTCAAAATGTGCGGCAGTTCTGCAAAAAGTGAGAACAGTAATTTTCACTATTTTGGAGCAATCAACGCTTCAGCGCGAGGGCAACCCGGCAGCCGGCATCTTCTTCCTGAAGTCGCTTTGGGGCCTCTCCGACCAGCAGCCGCTTGACGTAAATGTCCATATGGACGCGCCGCGACAGATCACGGGGGCCGAGGCAAAGACCGTGATTGACCTTCTGCCGGAGGAAGTGCACGAAAAGTAGCCGCCGCCCAGCTTGCAGGACGGTTTGGCCTTATGGTTGCAGGACAGTTTTTGCAAGACTGCCGGGCTTGCAGGACGAAATTGCTTTTAGCCTCGCGGGCAAGAGCTTTCAACCGTTTGCAGGACGGTTTCGCCATTTGCAGGACGCCGGCGCGAATTTGCAGGACAGTTTTCCGCCATAGGGCGGCCCGCTGAACCGCTGTCTGGGCATAAAAATTTCCCGCTCGTGGGCTTTCCGGGCCCGCGGGCGGGATTCCTTGTTCGGGGAGTGCGTAATTCAGCCGATTCCGTTCGCCACGGCGTCGCAGGGCGCGACGAAATGCGGAAAACGTGAAACTATACTATTGCAGGGGAAAAACGTTTACACGCGATTGTAGACGATAAGTGTTAAAGCATTAACATAACAGGGCAAAGGAAAGGGCCGGGGGTTCAATCTCCCGGCCCGCCTATTTAGTTTTTGAATCCTCCGCGCTTGCACAAGTCCATGATGATCATCCAGGGCAGCAACAGCAGCGCCACCAGACAGCAGCCGGGGCTCATGGCCTCGCCTCCTTCCGTTCCGGATCGTCTGGGCGGCAGAGCGGCGCGCATGGATTTTCGCACGGCGGTTTTTGCCCTCCGTTTCGCCGGCACTGGCAACAGCGGTAAAACGCCTCGACGGCTTCTTCCGTGCTCATCCCTTCACCGCCTCCAAATTCTCCGGGCGGGCATCGTATTCTGCCCCGCCGTCGAGGATCACGGCTACCATCTGCCGCGATTTTATAGTGCGCTTTACGGTTCCGATCTGCCCGCGAAATTCCGGGTGCAGCACTCTTTCCGACAGGCGGACGCGCTCGCCGGGCTCATGGTACCAGTACGGCCTTTTCATAGACTTTACCTCCTGATTTTGATTTGTGGAAGCGGGCCAAGCGTGACCCGCTGGGCGGCTAGGACCTTGCAAGGCGGCAGACCATGCGCGCCGCCTGATTCAGGGCGCGGGCTTGCACGTCAAGCCATGTTTCGCGGCGGTTTGGGGCCCAGTCTCCGCCCCTGCATTTTTTAAGCTCGGACGGAGGACATAGCCGCTCGGCTATGTCCGCATCATAGACCAGCGTGCATCCGCCATCGCTGTATTGCTGCCAGTCGCGCGCGCCATTGAGTAGTTGCGCCTTGAGCGCGGCGCGGTCCGCGAGCTTGCCGGCGCTGAAATATCCGCCGCTGATAGCTTCCTCCAGACCGTCCACCAGTTCCAGCGCGTAGGCCTTGACGCCTTTATTCTATGCGCTCCGCGCCGGCTCGGCTTTAATGGATTCGCGTAATTCTTCAATTGTTTTCATGATAATGTACCTCTTTCTTTTCGTCGTCGGCTGTGGTACAATTACCATGCAGCCGGGTTTATTGCTTACTCTCGGTCTGCGCTTCGGGCCGTCTGCTCTGCTCAGCAGGCGGCCCCTTCTTTTTCGTCTTGCCTGTCTGCCCACCACGGGAATAGAAATTCGTCCACCGTCTCCGGCTTCGTATCGCCGTAGCCGCTGAAAGCTTGATCATGCTTCCTGGCGTAGCGCTCATTGGAAATTTTCCCCCGCATCGCCTGCACACTGATACGGTGCAGATCATTTTCTTCCGTGCTGTGCCGCTCATACCAGCCAAGTAGCCGGGACTCTTGCGCCGCATCATCGACGCGGATCAAGGAATACTCGTTCGCGAAATCGCGTGGATAATAGATATAATACTTGCTCATAATCGTTCCTTTCTGCGTTTTCCGCCCGCCGGCGTGATATGGTGGCGGCCACTGCGCGGGGCCCGCCAGGCGCGGCCAAGATCATTTTATCCGGGCCATGACGTACTTTTGCATGTTGTACTCTGTGTGCCCTCCGCAGCATTCCCATACGGTCTGCTCGGCGATGAGACGGCTCATGCGGTCCATTTCAGCCTTATCTTCGTGCACTCTGCAACCGCGCAGGCAATACTCATTCTCACGGATTGCTTCCTGCACCAGCTTCAGCGCAAACGTGCGTAGCGTGTTGACCTTGCCGCCAAATACCCGACGTGCAAACTCCTGCTTGGTTTCATCTATGCCGTGCGCGTTGTTGCGCTCGTGATACACGTTGTCGCTCATGTAGTGGCGCTCTGCGGCCTCAAAGGCCATCCATGGCAGTTCTTCGCCGCTCCTCATGGTGAGCGCTTCAAGCTCTGATTTCATCATACCAATACTTCCTTTCATATTGCCTAGCCTATGGCCGTGACTCTATTTGATTACAAATACTATTATAATGATTATTCGTAATAAGTCAATGGACTTTCGTAAAATAATCAAGATTATTCGTAAATATGTAGTAATGCACAATTTGAAGCGGCTGATTTGTGCATGATTTTTAGCACCACTTTTGCCGCCTCGCCCCATCCGTCCATGTGCTGGCACCCACCCGGCCCCTGCTACACGCGCCACACCACGGCCGTCGGTCAGCCCCGAATCTACTCACAAAAATAAAAAAGGCCCTTTTCGGGGCTTTTTAAAAATTAATTTACAAAAAAGTATTGACTTTTATCCGTAATTACGATAATATGTATTCGTAAAGGAGAGAAGCCACCATGAAACAGGCTGTTGCATATTGCCGAGTGTCCACGCTGGAACAAGCAAATGAAGATAAATTCGGAATTGAATCACAAAAGAAAATCATTAACGATTATTGCTCAAAAAACAGTATTGAAATTACAGATTGGTTTGTTGATACAATCAGCGGGGCAAAAGATAATCGCCCTGAATTTAATAGGCTGCTTTCAGGAGCGATCAAGAATCCGCCGATTGAAATGGTTGTTGTAGCAAAGACCGACCGCATAGCCAGGGACATTAACCTGTTTTATGCCTATAAGCTGGAACTGATAAAGCGCGATATAAAGCTGGTAAGCGCCACAGAGAGCATCAACACGGGCGACGCGGTTACTTCAATGATTCTGGAAAACTTTCTTGCTGTCATTGCTGAGGTTGAGCGAGAAAACATCAAATGCAGGACAGCGGGTGGAAGGGCTATAAAATCCGCAAAGGGCGGCTATTCTGGTGGGAAGGCTCCATACGGCTATAAAGTGTCGAATGGAGCGCTCGTTATCAATGAGCCGGAAGTGCCGCTGGTAAAGCGCATCTTTGAACTGCGCGATTCCGGATCAACCATGAAAAACATTTGCGAGGCTTTGAAAGCGGAAGGCTTCAAAAACAGGAAAGGCACGGACTTTGCAATTTCCACGATTCAATATATTTTGGGAAACCGAAAGACCTATCAGGGTTATTACAAATACGGTGATGATGAATGGGTAAAAGGGCAGCAGGAGCCGATTTTGACCGATTAAGCCCGCACATGGTACAATCTGAAAACAGTGTAAATTTTGAAAGGAACGGCCTAAAAGCGGTGTATAAATGCGAATAAAAATGTTTAAAATAAATTTTGGCGTAGGAGGTTGACTTACATGCGAAAATGGTCTATTCTATTTTTACAGAAGGTATCATATGATACTGTTAGGCGGTGAATATATGCGGAGTAACGAAGAAGCAGTAAACCAAATATTATGTGATATGCGAAAAGCAATTGACGCTGGACTATTTATCCCGGTTGATAGATATAAGAACTTCAAAACTTTGGCAAAGCTTGGACTGACATGGACCGATGTTAAAGATGAAATATATACATTGACTAGAAGCAATTATATAAAAGGGCCGGAAGATGACCGGGACGATCCTTCTTCAGATAAATTTTGGTTTTTTAAAAAGAAAGTTGAAAACAATATTATTTACATAAAATTTAAGGTTTTATATCAATATCAAAAACAGGTTAAAGTTGTAAGTTTTCACATTGATTTTATGTAGCTCTGCTCTGCTTTGCTTATATATTTATTTTTTATGAAAGGGAGATTAGCGGTTTAAAGAAGAACAGGAGGAACTTGAATGATGAAATTTTGCTTAAAGTGTGGAAAAGAAGTCGAGACAACTATTAAAGACAAAAAAGAGACGATCGAAGTAAAGGACATTCCTATCGAAATTACCTCGAAGGTACATTATTGCAATGAATGTGGATTTGAACTTTGGGATGATCAGGCTGACAATCGGAATCTGTTAAAAGCGTATACAAAATATCGCAAAATAAAAGGGCTACTCTCTCCCGCTCAAATTAAAAAAATACGTAAAAAATATGGACTTTCGCAGAAGACTTTTGCCAAAGTCCTCGGATTGGGAGAAAAGACCATTACCAGATATGAGAATGGCTCATTACCAGATATGGCACAAAACTATTTGATAATGTTGATGGATGATCCTTCTAATTTCAAAAAAATTTGGGACCGTAAAAAGGCAGAAGTTACTGATCGAGAACTGGAGGATGTGGAAAAGCGACTGGAAAAGTTTGGCCATGAAACAACAACTCGAAATAAGATCCGTTTCATGATTGAGTACAAGGAACGTGATATTAACGCCACGGCAGGAACCGGATGCTCTTCGAGCAATATAATTTATTATCCGAATGACCCGATTTTACCAATTAATGAGGTGACAAAATGCAAGTGATCAAAAGCTCTTTGTCCTTCGACGGATATGCCGTTGATGAGATATCCTTTAAAATCAATCACTCTTTTAATGCTAATAACGGAAAAGAAATTTGTTTAAATCCGGTTTTATCAAAAGAAGTATTGGAAAACCGTAAGAATCAGTCAAAATATATTGTTAAATTGTCCTTTGAAATAAGCCACAAAACCACTTCTGATTCACCATTTGAACTAAAAGTTGCTTTGTCTGGACATTTTACGCTGGGCGGGGAAGAAAAAAACAAGGCATTAATTCAAGAAAACGCTGTTGCAATATTGTTCCCGTATTTGCGAAGCATAATTTCCATTGTGACTTTAAATGCTAATATTTCTCCGTTGCTACTGCCTGCTATGAACGTTGCCGAAATGCTGAAGAACAGCGAGAAAACTGATTCGCAAGATAATCAGTAAATTCTTTATTGCTTACATAATTCCTTCTTGTATAATCCGCTTGACAAGTCTACAACTCATTGTATAATATAACCAGATAGCTTTGTGAGCGCATGACGCCGGCTTCCGCATTTGCGGTTGCCGGCGTTTTTATTTTATCAAGCTTATACCGATCAAGGACGTGTAGCGTCCCTCCTTTCTATATACGCGCCCTGTTTTGGGTGGACAGGGCGCGAAATATGCTGTTAAGCGGCGCGCGAACCGCTGAATAGCTTCAATCGCCCGGCGCCGAGGCGATATGTATCGGGTTCCTCCCTTTTTTGATGCGCCGCTTATGACAGGGCGGCGCAGATATGCCAGCGAGCACGGCAGCGGCCGGGGCTTGCCCGTCCGAAACGGGGCACTGACACCAAACAGAATTGCGTGGTGAGTATGATGCTGACAGCCGAACAGAAGAAGCTCGTCGAGGATAATCAAAAGCTTATATTCTTCGCTCTGAAGAGGTTCCATTATCCTGTTGATGATTTTTATGACCTTGCGGCCATAGGCTTGTGCAAGGCTGCGGCAAAGTACGACCCCGAAAAGGGAGCGACATTTGCCTCTTATGCCATTCAGGCAATAAGGAATGAATTAGGCTATTGGAAAAGGACAGATAGCCATTATTTGAGGCCGAGAATCAGTATTGACGCTCCAATTTATGATGAAGATAGAACCCTCGCGGACTTTCTTCCATCTGATGATTTCGATATGGAAAATTCGGAAGATGCGATTTTTGCCCGCGAGTGCCTAAAAAAAGCAAAAGTAAAGGAAGAGCAAAAGGCAGTATTTGTTGAATGGACAAGCGGGAAAACACTTAAGCAGATCGCAAAGGATCACAACCGTTCAATTAGATGGATTATGTATATAACGAGGCATGTCCGCGACGCTTGTAGAGATGTTGCCCTCCGGGAAGGAACCGGGGCGAGGGCCGTATGAACAAAAGACAGGCAATCCGGCCTGATTCGGCGGTCACTCTCTCCCTCAAAAAGCAGCAGGCGGAGAAGGACATTCAGGAGCTCTCCCATCGGCTCGGCAATTCCCGCATGGAGATTTACAAACGGTCCGTCATCATGGGGAAGCTCGCGGAATCCTACAAGACCATCGGCGACACGGACATGATGTGCGCGACGTGTCGGGAACTGATCGACATGGCGAAAAGCTCGTCCAAACAGTTGATCGGCATCGACCCGAAGCGGGCCAGCGCAGTCAATTACCACTTTCATAAGGCCCATGTGTTACTCGCGCCCTACAGCTTTCATCACTTTCTGCTCTGCCTAGAGTGGAACCAGGGCATTTCCGTAGACGAGAATGGCCGACAGATTGTCAACATGGAAGAAAAGTTCTACACTCCCCGCATTTCCGTTCTCGGCCCGATTGCGGAGAAGCTACAATGGTTTTCCCAGCAGAAAAGGCACATTTTGACCCTTTCGATGCCGCAAGGGATGGGGAAAACCGAGTGCGGGAAGCGGTATATGGCATGGCAGATTGGCGGAAATCCGAATTTGCCGAACATGATGCTTTCCTATGCCGCGTCCATTGCAAAGGACAAATTCTTCACCGGCGTGAATACGATCATCGAGAGCGACGAATATCAGGAGAGTTTTCCGGCCATCCGGCAGGTCTATTCCAATGCTGATACCCTGACACTGGATTACCGCAACGACGGAAAGAAAGCTCTTCATTCCGAATCTACCCTTTACTGCGTCGGATTTGATAGCTCCATCACCGGCCGCACCCGCGCCCGTGGGACGCTCTACATCGACGACGTTGTGAAAGATACCGCTGAAAGCAGCAACCCGGACCTGATGGAGAAGAAAACAAACCGGCTGAAGTCCGATGTCCTGAAACGTATGCAGGGCGGATGCAACCTGCTTTTCATCGGGACTATTTTTGCAAGCGACGATCCCATGAGCCAGATCATCGAATTTTTCAAAGAGCATTATCCGGACCGGCTGACGGAAATTCGCATCCCCGGAGGCAACGAGGAAACCGGAAAGAGCAATTTTTCAGGATATTATGGGAAGCTCGCTTATACCGACGAGATGTTTCAGCAGGACAAGGCCCTGATGGACCCTTACGACTTTCAGGCGTTGATTCAGCAGAATGGCCTAGAGCGGCAGGGACTCGTTTTCGAGGAAAGCAGCCTGAAATTCGATGCGGATCAGCTCCCGGCGGGCGAACCGGACCTTGTTTGTTTCGCGGCGGATATTGCATGGGGCGGCGGGGACTTCTTCTCAATGCCGATTGCAAAGCAATACGGACAGGATGCTTACATTGTGGACGTGATTCACATAAACGCTCCGAAAGAGACAACCCGCCCAATGGTAATTGAGAAGATTACAAGCTATCACTGCGTCAAGGGCTTCATGGAGGCCGACAACGGCGGAAAAGAGTATTCCGACAAGGTGGATTCCGAGTTGCGGAAACGAAATTATCGCTGCAATATCACTTCAATAAAAGCGCCTTCCACAAAGAGCAAGCTCAGCAGAATTCTCGCCTGCCAGAGCGAAATCAAAGGCATTATTCCGGAAGAAGAAGGAGAAAACGGGGTGCGGCTCCATTTCCTTTCCCGGATAGCTCGGAAAAAGCTTCCGGACGGCGGGAAAATGTATAACAAATACATTGAACATCTTACGAAGTTCAACCAGAGTGCGAAATATCAGGGCCGGCAGAAGGACGACGCCGCTGACGCAACGGCTTCGCTCGTTACGAATGTACTTGAAAGCGGGAACGGACCGGCACTGCTCACCTTGCCGCGCTCGGCCTTGTTTTGATGGAGGGATAATTTATGGAATTACTTCACGGCCGCCGAAAGATCACGACATCATGCCTGCCGGTGCAGATGCAGCAGCCGGGCTTTATCGGCTCGACGCTCGATCGGAACACCCTTCCGGGCGAGCTGAACGATGCCCTGATGATCCATGCGAAAAACAGCGCAGAAGAACACAAGCTGCTTGACATCTACAGGAACAAGCAGAAAATTTTCCTCCGGTCTGGCGAGGACCGCCTTGTCAACAACATGGTGGGAATCCCGTACCCGAACGCTTTCACGCGGGACATTGTAGGATACACCTATCCGAACGGGATTATCCTCGTCCAGAACAAAATGGACTACCTGAAGGACGTGGAAACGATCAACCGCTTCCTCCGAGCAGAGAACAAGATCGCTTTCGACAAAATCATGGCGGACGAACAATCCATCTTCGGAACGCATTACCGCGCCGTGCTGCCCGACACGGTGCAGTTTGATGAATCTCCCCTTGAAATCTATGCAATGGATATTTTCAATACGTTCGTCGCCTACTCCGCTTACAACGGCAACCGGCCGGTCTATGCGTGGAACTGCTTCAAAGTGAAAAAGCCGGACGGAGAGGAACGCTACATTCATCAGATTTATACGGCCTACGAGAAATTCACCTACAATTCTTCCTCAAACCGCAGCGTGCAGCCGACCGATTTTGTTTCGGAGAAACCGCATATTTTGGGCGATATTCCGATCATCGAGTACCCCAACAACGAATTTCGCCTCGGGGACTGGGAGCTTGCGATCAGCCTTTTCGACGCGATCAATGACATCGCCTCCGACAGCGTGAACGACGTGGAGCAGTGCGTCAAGTCTTATCTCGCACTCTTTGGAGTGGACCCTGATACGGCGGATATTGCGTCTGCAAAGAAAAACCAGATTCTCGTTTTCAAGGGCGCTCCCGGCATCAATCAGGACGCGAAATTCATTACCGCGCAGATCGACGGCAATTCCGTCAACCTCCTGCGGGCATATTTCGAGGACGCGCTTCGCATGTCTCTCGGCATCCCGGACCGCAACAGCTCCGGCGGCGGGGACACGGGCGAAGCAATCAACGCGAAGAACGGCTGGCGCGAAATCGACACCGTGGCGAAAACGAAAGCAATGTACACGGAAATGTCGGAGCGCCGCTTTCTGAAAATCGTGCTGAACATCCTTTCCCCGAAGTACATATCCGGCGAGATCACGCCCCTAGACATCGGCATCAAAATCCCACGCAACAAGGACGAAAATCTTCAGACGAAGGTGCAGGCCGGTCAGGGGATGGACGATATGGGCTTTGACGAAACGGACACCGTGGAGCACATGGGCATCACCGAGGACGTTCAGGGCCTTGCGGCGCGCTGGGTGGCCGCAAAGAAGCGCAGGCAGGCCGAGGCCGCAACAAAGCAGCCTGAAAATCCTGACGGCGGCGATCCAAACAGCCAGCAAAACGATAATAATCTGCAAAACAGCAACCAACCGCTTGACAAAGCCGCAAATCAATAATATACTCATGGTATAGAATTAATTTAAACAGTTATACAAAAAGTAAATACCAACGCGATGAGCCCTATGAGGCCGAGTTGTCAGGAGTTTCCTGACGGTTCGGCCTCTTTTTATTTTCCCGCAGATGCGGGCGTGTGGAGATACACGATAAAAGCGCAAACGACAAAGAAGTCGTAAAAATGCAAAATGGCGGAGAGAACCGCCTCAACAATCGCGAAAGGAAGAAAAAATCTATGGACCTGAAAACTTTGCTTGGCGAAAATTTCAAAGACGACATGACGCTGCCCGATATCGACGCTCTCCTGAAGGACAAAAACCTCGTCGATCCTTCCACGCTGGCTCCGTCGGTTCCAAAAACAGATTTTGACAAGACGGCGCATGACCTTGCGGAAGCGAAAAAGCAGCTCAAAGAGAAGCAGACCACCGACGAGGCGGCTGCCGCAGCGCAGAAGGAAATTCAGGATCAGATTGCCGCGCTTCAGAAGGAAAACAACCAGATGAAGTTTGAAAAGCAGTTTTTGGCCGGCGGCTACGATGCAAAAACGGCTGTGGACCTCGCGGACGCAATGGCAAACGGTGACATGAAGAAGTTCACCGAGACTCATACGAAGTACGCGACCGAGCATGAAAAACAGCTTCAGGCCCAGATCAAAGAACAGCTTTTGAAAGACACGCCCGGCCTGCAGGGCGGCGGAACCGGAGGCGGTCAGGGCGGTACCGAGCCGAGTATCGGGGAGAAGATGGCGCAGGCTTACAATGCGCAATTTGCCGCAGCCCCGGCGAATCCTGCGGCCGGCGCGGCGCAGGGCAAGTAAAACGGAGGGATAAAAATTGAGCCATATTTATACAGAAACTTACAGCCAAATGCCGTCGTTCCTTGCGAGCGCGGTAGGGCTGAGAACGGTCACGAAGCAGCTTCCCCAGTCCATGGGGATTCAGGACGGAAGTAAAAAGATCGTACCGGCCGGCACGGTTTTCCCGGCGAACGACAACACGGCCATCGGGATTCTCTATGAGCCAGTGGATGTCACGGCGGGGGATCATGAGGGCCCCGTCATTGTTGGTGGCCACGTTCTCGGAAACCGTCTGCCGGTTACGCCGGTTGCCGCGGCTGTTACCGCCATGGCAGCGAACGGTTACGGCGGTGTAGGAATCGAAACTGCAACAGGGATGGTGAGATAGCATGGATATTTTAACTGCTCTGACCGACAAAGACCGGCTGGACTTTTCGCAGAACTTCAACATCGTCCGCAACTACGACGGCGACCGTGAATTTCCGGATGTGAAAACGCAGTACCTTGAAGCGGAATATTACCGCCTGTCGGATTCGCTCCAGCTTCCGACCGCGGCTCTCGTTCATGCGTTCGACACGGAAGCCCATATCGGCAAGCGCCCGACCGCCGAGAAGGTCACGATTGAAAAGCTCCTGATTAAGGAGAAAATCAATCAGACCGAGCGTGTCCAGCTTTTGAAGAACAAGGGAGTCGCCGGGACCGAATCCCTGCTTCAGTACATTTTTAACGATGCCGGCCGTCTGGCAGAGAACGTTAAGACTCGCACCGAGGTTGCAAAGATGGAAGTCCTCTCAAAAGGTAAGATGACCGTCAATGAAAACGGTCTTGATTTCGAGGTGGATTACGGCGTTCCGGAGGACAACCACTTTACGCTGGATTGGGACGACCCGGATCACGATATTCTCGGTGACGTTCAAGGAATGATCGATTATGCTCACAGCATCGGAAAGAATCCGGTACGGGCAAAGACTTCCTCTGCTGTGCTGATGAAGATTCGGAAGAACACCGCGATCCAGAAAGCAATCGGCGGAATCTACATGCAAGGCGTCATGCCCGGCCTTACGCAGATCAACGCCCTGATGCAGGAGATGTTTGGATTCTTCATCGTCGTAAACGACGCCGTGTACAGCTATGAAAGCGGCGACGGCGCAAAGAAGTCCGAGCGGTATTTCGACCGCAACACCTTCTCCCTTTATACCGTCGGCGCGAACGGCGCAATTGGCACCGGCCTTTGGGGCGTTACGCCCGAAGAAGAGGCCCAGGGCCCCTGGACCGCGAAATCCGCCCGTCAGTACATCGCCATTACCCAGTGGGCGACGCCGGACCCGGTGGCTGTGTGGACAAAGGCTTCCGGCCTGTTTATCCCGGTGCTGCCTGATCCGCAGGGCTTGTTCATTGCGAAGGTTTCGCAGGATACGCTTGGCATCCTGACGGTAACGTCTGCAGAGGGTGCGGCTTCCGGCAAGACCGCAATTACGGTTTCTCCGGCGCTTGGCAGTGGTAACAGCTATAAATATAAACTGGCGGCCAATCCGACGATGCCGGTTTACGACCAGCTCATTTCGCAGGGCTATACCGCATGGAATGGCACCGACGAAATCACGGCGACGACCGGACAGAAGATCGTTATTGTCGAGATCAACGCCGATGGTCACGCCCGCAAAGCTGGCGAAGCGACGGTCGCGGCGAAAGTCTGATAACTCATTGGAGGCGAGGATATGGCGCAGATTGACACTCTGAAAATCCTGCTTGCCGCGAATACAGATTTGTCGCGGTATGCGGATAACGACGATCTGCTCAACTACGCCCTGTCCTGGGCTTCCTCCGAAATTCTGAAGCGGCGCGGAGCAGACGCGCTGGAAGATCAGTACCAGATGAACCAGATTGAAGGGGCTGTTTATTATCTCTCCCGGATCGGCACCGAGGGCGCTCAGTCCATCAGTGAGAACGGCGAACAGATCAACTATGAGACGGCCCCTACGTGGCTGGCCGGAGTAATTCCGAGGCTTGGAGTGATACGCGATGCTTGAACGCAACAAAAAGCCTCTCTATTACTGCCGCCGCTTGACGCCGGATGACGAAGGATATCAGGAGAATATGGAAACTTTTGAGGCCCCGGTCATCCGCTACCTGAACTTCCGGACGCTGGACGCGGAAATGATGCTGCAAACGGTCGGCGAGGTCAACACCAAAAACCTGATTGCAAAGCAGCTTATCGGCGGGGATCCATACGTGGAGGGTGACCGGTGCTATGTATATGTGGACCCGCCTGAAACGTCGGACCCGCTCTGCGCTGGGGCCGATTTTAAAGTTTCTTCGGTCTTACCCATGCACCGTGTCGAGGAAATCGTGTTTGAAAGGATGGCAAGCGAATCATGATGAAAATTCTCAAAACTGCCGCTTGGCTCCTGCTGATTGTAGGCATTGCTTTGCTCGCTTCTTTTAACTACGCCTTCCGCTTCACTCACCCCGAATACACGGAAACAATGCTGTTTCTATCTTGCTGGAAAACAAATTTGTGGGGCGTTCTTTCCGTTCTTTTCGGGTTGTTCGTAATTAGCCGACCTGATAGTGGGAGGTGAACAGCTGATGCCTGATTATTCCGCTGACCTCTCGGTTGCCTCTCTCGACAAGCTCCTTTCCGATGTGAAAGCCTACAAGGCGAAGGTGGATGCGGCACCAGTGAAGATTGTCGAAGGGCTTGCGGAAATTGGGGCCGAGGCCATTCAGCAGAACATCGCCGGAATCACCGACCCGGACGGCAACGCGCCTGGGACGGTCGGAATGCAGGTCGAGGGAAATTCAGCGAAAGTCTTTGAAAAAGGTCCCCAGGTGGCATTTTGTGAATACGGCACGGGCGAGCAGGGCGCGGCAAACAAGCACCCCAAATATGCGGTCGCCGGTTGGCATTACGGCTCCGGCAAGAACATCCGGAAGATGAAAAACGGCAAGATGATGTGGCACTACTATGACCGGCTTAAAGGGCACTGGCGCACTACAAACGGCATTCCTGCACAAAAGCAGGTCCTCCGCGCGGCCATCACCATGCGGGACAACATCGTTCCGGTTGCGAAAGAGGCGCTGAAATGATTCTGATCGGCTCTGACATTATCGCGGCGCTAAAAGCGCACACGTTCACGCTTGATAAGGTGAGCGTGAAAGCGGCCTATTCGGTCAAATCTCCGGCCTGCCCGATGCTGACGCTGGACGAACTGCCGAGCAACGATGGGGCCTATATTGACGGCCTGCCGTGCGTGGTGCGGAACGTCCTCACGCTGGAAGCCTATGCGAAGGATATGTCCATTCAGGGCGTTATCACGCCGAAACGGGATGCGGCCTACAAGCTCATTATGGAGGCGGACGACTTCCTGAATGAAGCCTACGGTCTCACCATGATAGGCCAGATTCAGGCCGCACCGTACAGCGACACGACAATTTTCCGGGCGGTAGCGAATTACTTCGCCTACATTGATACACGGACAAACATAATTTTGAGATCAATCCAAAGATAAGGGGGAATTTTACATGGCTGACGTTATCAAGAGTTTTATCGTTGAGTATGCGCCTTTTTCTGAAACGGCGCCCGCTGTTGAAACAGGCTGGACGAAGATTGAGCATTCTGTCCGTTCTATTCCGAACCTATTCCCGACTCCGGATGCCGTAGATTGCAGTGTCGTCACGGACGATAAGGCATCATCTGTTGCGGGGGTTGAAAAGGCGGACGCGTTCACGTTCAAGGTTGCTCCCGATTTGGCTTTCCTGACCGCACACACGGCAATGGTGACGGATCAGAACGATCCGGAAAAAGGCTTCTTCTGGATGCGCGTCACATACCCGAAGCGTGGATACACCATCACGTTCAAGGCGACTACCGTTGACGAACTGGCTACGCCGAGCGGCGAACTGGGTGCACTCGATGAAGTCGATTGGCCTATCTATCCGCAGGGCGCCCGCACGAAAGCGGCCATTGCGACCGGCGGGGCCTGATTCATCCGCTTGATTCAAGCAGGGCCCTTCCCGGCCCTGCATTTTTGAAAATAAAAAGGAGAATGCAAAATGATCGATTTTCAGAAAATCCAGGTTTCCTATGGCGGGCACGACTATCTTGCGGAATTCGACACCGATACGGTTCTCAAATGCCAGAGCGCGGGCGTTCTTGCCCTGACAGACAAACCGGTAGATTTCGCGTTCGAGTGCTTCTTCTGGTCCGTTCAGAAAAATCATCCGTTCACGACCCGGCAGAAAGCCCGCGAGTTCTTCGAGGCCGTCGTGAAGGATGAGGAATACGGCCCGGATGCGTTCAGCGAAATCACGGATGAGTTCATTAGGGCGTATTCCATGCTTTTTACCTCGAAGGACCGGAAGGGCAAAACGAAGAAGAAGTTTACGGCCCTGCCGAGTCCGGAAGTCAAGGGTCCGAAGATTTAGACGATTCCGAAGACCCGCTAAAGGGCGGTCAGAAGCGATTCGCTCAGATTTTGAGCAACCGGTGTGCAAAGGCGCTTAGTTGGGGGATGCCGTACGATCTTTACTGGCATGGGCCAATAAGCGCCTATTTGCAATATGCCGCATCCCACGAACTGCAGAAGAGAAATGAAAACTATGTGGCGTGGCTCCATGGAGCCTACATCACCCGTGCAATTGTGGCTTGTGCGCCAAATAGCAAGTCCAGCTATCCCGAAAAGCCGATTGTTCCGCTTACTCCGGAGCAGGAGAAAAAGCGGCAGGAGATGGAGGACGCGATCGCGGAGCACAATGCGAAGATGCAGGAGATTCGGGAACAGAGTGCAATCAAATTTCAGCGGAAGTTAGAAGCTCAGATGGCGGAGGCGAATTTACATGGCGGGCGAACAGACCATTGACGAACTGAATATCAGGATCAATACTGAGGCGAAGCAAAGTTCTTCCGGCATGGATAAGCTGATTTCCAGCATTGAGAGGCTTAAAACAGTTACAGGCGGCGGTGTCGGCGAATTGACCGGTATCGCCGCTTCCCTCGCTACGCTGTCTAAAAATCTGGCAAACATGAAGGGAGCGTCTGGCTCGGTTTCTTCTCTCGCCAACAGTATCAACAAGCTAAATGATGCTCGAACCGATCGAATTTCCGCGAGCATTAAGACGCTGACGGATTCTCTGAAAACTCTCGGCGGAATGGACCCGACGCTGAAAACCATGATTTCAGACTTGGCGGCGTTGTCCCGTTCCGGCAATGGTGGCACAGCTATGAATGCGCTGAAATTGCAGGCGCAGGCCGCGAAAACGCAGGCGACGATAGATCAGTCCACCTTGAAATCTGCAAAGGCGGAGCAGGGGCTACAGGCCATTGCAGATAAAAACGCGAAGATCGAGGAATCTGCAAAATGGGCGGCGGATGCGCAGAACAGCTTGGCTGATGCCGTCGCAAGGGCGGCAAAAACCGGATACAGCGGAGAGCTTTCTGACCGCATTCCGAAGTCCGTAGCGCCGGATTACGGCCCGGGAGTCGCACCGCTGCCAACGAATGTGCCTTCGGAAATCAATGCGGCCAGCATAAACAGTCTGAAAGCAGCGATGGGCGAATTCGGTGGAACCGCCTCCACCACTATGAACACGGTTTCCAGCGGTAGCAGCCGGGCGGCGTCCTTCATGGATCGCCTGAAGCAGTCCGTCAGCTCTGCAAAGGATAAACTCGCCTCGCTCGGCACAACGTCCAACAGCCTTTTCTCTATGGGCCGTTTTTATGGCTGGTACTTTATTCTCCGGCAGATTGCAAACACGTTCGGCGGTTTTATCAACAATATCAATTCCTACATAGAAAACCAGAACCTTTTTGCGGTGGCCATGGGAACGTCTGCCCAAGAAGGGCGGAAACTTGCGGACAGTCTGCAAAGCGTCCTCGGAGTCGATTCCGGTGAAGCGATGCGGTATATGGGCGTATTCGCCCAGTTGACAACTTCGTTCGGGATTGCCAACAAACAGGCAATGCTCATGTCGGAGAATATGACTCAGCTTGGCTATGATATCGCATCCTTCTACAATATAAGTACAGAAAAGGCATTTCAAAAATTGCAGTCCGGAATCACCGGGCAGGTACGCGCCATCCGCGAGCTCGGCATTGACACCTCGAATGCTCGGCTGCAACAGGAGCTTTACAATCTCGGAATCAAAGAGAAGGTTAGGGACCTTACCGAGGCAGACAAGGCAGAACTCCGCTACATCGCCATTATGAAGCAAACCACAAACGCACAAGGTGATATGGCTCGTACGATTTTGACCCCGGCCAATGCTCTCCGTGTCCTTCAGGCGCAGCTTCAGATTACCGGTCGTGCGATCGGCAGCATTTTTATTCCGGCGTTACTCGCAATTTTGCCTCCGGTAACCGCGGTTGTCGAAGTTATTGGTGAATTGGCGAGCGAGATTGCTTCTTTCTTCGGATTCAAGATGCCAAAGATCGATTATTCCTCCTTGACTGATCTTACGAACAGCGCAGATGATGCCACGGATAGCCTTGGCGACGTTGGCAAAGGCGTCGGCGATGTAGGGAAAAAGGCGAAAGATTCCAAGAAAGAGTTGGACAACTTGATTTCCGGTTTCGACGAGCTACATATCCTTCAAACTGACAATAATGATTCTGATGCCGGCGCCGGCTCTGGTACGGGAGCCGCGGGCGGGGCTGGTGGAAATATTCTCGGAGGTATCGATCTCCCATCGTATAACGCCTTGTCCGATGCGATAAGCAACAATATTGATGCTCTAAAAAAGAAAATCCGTGACTTCATCGATGCTTTCAGAGAGGATCCTCTCAAAACCTTTGCCGATGCTCTCTGGGGAGTAAACGGAGCGTTCGGCGGACTCGGAAAGTGGCTTTCGATGCTGGACTATGCGGATATCCTGAACGGCATTGCCGCGGCAATCATGGCGTATGGGCTGACCAAGAATCCAATTCTGGCGCTCGCCATCGGGGCCATTGCGACCGCAATCTCCCACTTCCTTCCGCAGAAGTCGAAGATTGATCTCTTGAACGGAAGCCTGATCGCGCTGGGTGGGGCTCTGGTATTGAAGCAGTTTACCGGGATGCCTTTCAAATTGGCGCTCGGGATTTCTGCTCTCCTTGAATCCGGCTTGGTCGAACTTCTCGGCACGGACAACGCTATCAATCTGCTGACATCTGCCCTGACAGGACTTGGCGCCGGTATGTTGGCATTTTCGTTCACGAATAATCTGCCGCTTGCCGTGGCGATAGGAGCCGTTTCCGCAGCCATATCTGGCCTTGCAATTCATTTTTCTGATATGCAGATTGCCCCATCACTTCTGGCTGGCGTGACGGCTGGACTACTCGCCTTCAAGCTTGGGCTGACGGATTGGACTGCGGGCGCAGTCGGGATTGGTGTTGCACTGGCTACCTTTGCAGAGCTGAATGATCTTTCTCCCGAGCTCAGCGCCGGGCTCTTGGGTTTGTCCGGAGCCGTTACCGGGCTTGGCCTTGCGTTTCAGGCCGGTTTTGGGCCACAGGGAATGATTATCGCCGCTGTGGCCGGAGCCTTTATCGGCCTCGCCGCTGGGATTAAGCAGGCTCAGGATGCGGCAGTAAAAGCCGATCTTGCGAGAAGGTTCGGCGAAATTTCTCTTTCTGCTTCCGAAGTTGAAGATATTGCGAAGCGGCTCACCACAACGCCGTGGACTATCAAGATTGATGCGGCAATCGATGCGAAAAGCAAACTCGCCGATCTCGAAACAAATATCAAAAACGACATTGAAACGCTGAACAAAATGAATTGGGAAGTTTCCGTAGGGCTCAAACTTTCCAAAAGTGAAATGAGCACCTATAAAGAAACGATCAACAGCTTTGTTTCTGACGCGAAAGCTTATGTGCAACAGCAGCATTACGCCGTGTCTCTTGCTATCGACGCTGTTTTGGAGCCTGGGTCTGCGACGGCAAAGAACCTTACTGCTTTCACGACAAAGTATTATAGCGATACTCAGGCCGAGCTTGATAAGCTGGGGACCCAGCTTTCCAACGAAGTCAATAAGGCTTTCGCTGATAATGTACTTTCCGAGGGAGAAGTTATCAAAATTCAGGAAATCCAGAAAAAGATGAATGATCTTCTCCAGAAGATTGCCGACCAGAAGTATCAGGCTACTTTGAAATCCCTTGAATTGGATACAAAGAGCACGGAAATTACGGCAGATAGCTTCAAGGATTTACAGTCGAAAATTCAGAGTAATATCCAGGAAGAGATTAAACAGGCCAGCCAGAATAAAATTACTGTTATTGAGCAGATCGAAGCACAATATCAGTATAATAAGGAGCATAACGTCGAAAATGCCGATAAAATTTATCAGCAGTCTTTGGCGGACGTTCAGGAGTCCTTTAACAACAAAAAAGCTACGCTGGAGCTTTCTGGATTGGAAATCAGCCTGAATACCGTCAACAGCAAATTCAGCTCCGAATTGAAATCTGCGCAACCGGTATGGTCTTCCGGAGTCCAAGAAGCCATGTCAACCGGCTGGAAAGTCGGCATTGACAATTCCAAAGGCACCTATACCACATCTATTTCTGGTCTCGTAAATGCTGTGAGTGGCACATACCAAAAAGAACTGAATGATATGGAGAGGTCAGGGAAAATCTCTACATCCGCGCGAAAGAACATTGAGAGCTTGGTTACGTCTTTGGAGCCTACGGAAACTGATTTGAAACAGATCGCATCTTCCGCAACGGTAGCGGGGAAAGCTGTCCCGACCAATGTCGCAAAGGGAATTTCCGATATTGAGCAGCTGAAAGCTATTGGTGGGAATATTGATGCAATTCATTATATGGTCGGCAAGAAGTTTTCTACCGATCCGACATTCTTAAACACGCTTGCGACTGCGAAAGATGCGGGGAAAAACGTTGACAAAAGCACTGCACAGGGAATTATCGATAATATCCAGTTTGCGACGGACGCTTCAGGAAAAACCATCATTGGAATTAGAGATACTGTGACAGGGAAAACGATTGAGATTACTCCTACATTAAAGAAAAACCTTCAGGACCTTGGCATCAATATGTCGAACAGTCTTGTAACCGGCACGGAAAACAAGAAAGCTGGAAAGACCACATCTGAACTTGCCGGTGCCAAAATGGGGACCGATACCGCGGCCGGAGCTAAGAGCAAGGAAAACGACCTGAAAAAGCAGATGGGAGATATAGGGGCAAATTCCGCCGCAGCTCTTTCGAGCAGTGCGCAAAAGAAAATCCAGGACGACGAGCCTTTATGGAAGAAGATGTTTGGATGGCTCCCCCAGTGGGCTAAAGATGTTCTCGGGATTCATTCCCCCTCTACCGTGTTTTCTGATATGGGGGACAATATAGTCAAAGGCCTATGGGAAGGAATTTACGGTGCAACAGATTGGCTGAAACGCAAAATAAAAAGTTTCGCAGAGGGAATTATCGATACATTCAAAGACAAGTTCCACATCCATTCTCCATCGCAAGTCTTCGCAGATGTCATTGGTAAAAATCTCGCCCTCGGTATTGGGAAGGGCTTTACCGACAATATGCAAGCCGTTTCTAAACTGATGGCTCAATCTGTTCCCACCGCATTTGATTACCGATTTACCAGCACGGTTTCGGCAAGCCCGACCTCCGGGTCCGAAGGATATTCCGAAAGCTACGCGAATCCTGCAGTTGTGGCGCCACAAAGCACCGCCAGTGGGACCGTCGAAGAACCCGATGAAAGCGTTGCAACGGTGCTGGCGCAAATCTTAGAGGTCGCGCAGAAGATTTCTGAAAAGGATACCACTCTTCAGGTAGATAGCAAGACGGTGGCAAAAACCGTGAACAAGGTGAATTCGAATCAGGGCTTTAACCTTGGACTGCAATCCACATAAAGAAGATCGTCAGGAATCCAAATATGAAGCATTTCTAAGAATTACTTCCAATATCCTCTTGACAAACCGATGGGCCACGCATACAATGGGGATAGAAAAAGCAAAGGGCCATCTGCCGAAGCAGACAGCCCAAAGCGCGATAAATAACCGCTAACCTTGGCTGGGGGGCGGTTATTTTTTTGCCTTGCCGAGCACGAGTATGTATCCCGTAGCTACGACAAGGAAAATAGCAGCATAGAGGATTTCCATGCCCTTCACCTCCATTCCAGGAGCTATATGCTCCCAAGCGTAGAAAGAGCTTTCACTTCGGAATGGAGGAACCGCCCGTGACCCTTTGCAATTCCAATTATAGCATGGATTCTATATTTTTCAACAAAGTTACAATAGTTTTGTATAAAAAGCAGCCGGCGAAATATCCGGCTGCTTTGCGCTTACTATTGATTTACGGCGTTTGCATATTGGGTATCAACTTCGCTCTTTCCAGAGTAATTGAAAAACGCGCTTGCTGTTTCGAGTCCCCCGCTTGAAACAGATAACGGAGCGGTTTGCATTCTAATATCTCCGTCTGAAATTAAAAAGAATTGACACATTTTATATCCGCTGTTTACGACAGCATCAGAAAGACTGTTTATTGCTTCTTTAAATGCAGAAACATCCTCTTGCGGTGTATCTTTGTCAAATTGCAAAGCGATTAGCAACAAGGAACTATTATCCGCAGAAGTAAAAACGCTGACTTTCTTTGTGACCGCAGAGATGCCTTTTATAAGCCCATCGTTTGTATATGGCTTTGCTTCATTAAAAGCGGACTCTCGCTCTGTTAAATTTTCTATATTTACGATTGGGATAAGCTCATCCGGCTTAGCCTGCTTGGTTTGTACGGTCTGTGTCTGACATCCAAAAAATAGCGTTACTGTCATAGCCACGATCATGGCAAAAAATATTTTCCGCATAGAATTCCTCCTTTTTCTTTATATTATCACCACAAATTAAAAAGTCAAACCTGTATTGAATTTTCCGCATCCCTATGCTATACTTACGGTATAAGGAAAAACGAGAAACAACTACTGAAAGTATAATACTGCGGAATGAGGCCATTTGAGCCCGATAGACCGATTGATTCGGTTTGTCGGGCTTTATTTATTTTCAGGCTCATACTCCACAGCGATTCAACCCGGTAGAGATTTGGAGATAGCTCGACGGGGCGAAAGCGGAAGCCTTACCGTTTCTCCAAATTTTTATATATAAGGCAGCGCAGAAAGGCGTGTGCGTGATGAAAAAATGGTCCTATGAAAACAAAAGCGTTTATGTAATGCAAGCCGGGGAATATTGCAAAATTGGCATATCTCACAGGGGAGAAACCAGGAAACGCGAGATTCAAATAGGAACTCCTGTTTTAATCTCAAATGAATATTTTACGGAATTAATTGCTAATCCGCACAAGGTTGAAAAGCTCGTCCACAACGCACTAAAAAAATATCGCTCTTCAGGCGAATGGTTTAGAATTACGTTCGACGAGGCCGTCAAAACAGTAAAGAGACTTGTGGCCGAACATGGGAACCGCAAACTTATTGAAATAAGGCCAGTTGATGAAAGCGGAATAAAGGAAATAATCAATACATTTTATGTGCCTCGCGAAAGAAAAGAGGCGGATGTTCCCGTTCTTAATCTTGATAGGTGGGAGCCGAAAGAATCGGAAACTGGTGTGATTAAAGCATTTGTATATGAATCTTTCAAAGGTTCAATGGAAGAAACTGATGACTTTGACCTTTGCAAAGATCAGCTTGCACTTTATAATTCCATTATTTTAGATGGCATAGCCGCCTGCAAGAAGAAGATACAGAGCTTTTTCTTGGATTATTACTGGTCGGTGGATGGGAACGTCTACAAATATTATAAAGACGATAAAGCGCTTTTGTCTCTGATGGAACTGACAATATTGGCAACTCCTGATTCGGCACAAACGGCATAGGAGGTGAGATTACGGCCCACGCATTTATCATCGTAAACGGAAAGGCTTTTCCCGCTCCTGGGCGATCCCCGAATTTTATCGTCGCCACGACGGTAACGGCCGGCCGCAACGCAAACAACGAAGTGATCGGGCAGAAGGTAGGGCGAGATCAGTACAAGCTCGACAATCTATTCTGGCCGCGCCTGACCGCCGCCACATGGTCCAAGATGCTGCAGGAATTTGCAAAATTCAAGGTTTATGTCACATTCCCTGATATGGTAAACAACGATTGGATTACGATTTGGATGTACCCAGGGGATCGGACCGCGACGCCCGCAAAGATCAGCAAAGCCACCGGGCTTCCAACGATCTATACCAGTTGCAAATGCAACGTCATCGACTATGGACTTGTCTGACATGAAAAAGGGGCGAGAAGGATGCAAACCGTAAGTGCAGCATACAAAGAGCAGATGCGGAGACCTCTCCGCAATCGTTCCTATGTGCGGGTGTCTTACGGCGTTTTCAATCTTCTCGCCGGCCAGCAGGCGGAATTTACGGATAATGGTCATACGGCCTATGCCAACCTGAACCTGAACGATGATATCCTGCCGGACCGAGACTATGCCACATTCGAGCGGGATTACTGGCGCGCGGATGGGAAGCAGCTTATCCTTCCGGCGACTGGTCCCTACAATTACGACGGCTTTGTTTCCTCGGAAGTGTCAAACCTCACGGATAACACCTTTGCCGCGAACCCGACCATCACGGTTTCCTTCACCGACCCGCAGGACATTTTCGGTTTGACGCTCACCTTCCCGGAAGGACAGGTGCCGCAGGAAATCAAAGTAAACGGCACGACCTACAATCCGGATTCAGAGCTTTATATCATGCCCGACCGCTTGCAGGACGTTACCTCCATCACGATTAAATTTGTGAGGGCTCCGGCCGCCGGCCGCCGCGTCCGGCTGAACCGGCTGCAATTCGGGCAATCGGTCGTTTTCCAGAACCGGCAGCTTATCAAGACTTCTTTTGAGAGCAGCATCGACTTCCTGTCGCTGTCCCTCACGCAGAAGAAATTCACCTTCACGATTGACAACAGGGATCAAGCCTACAATCCCCTGAATCCGACCGGAATTTATTCCTACCTGGAAGCGAAGCAGCCGCTTGATATGGAATACGGATACGAACTCGACGACGGTTCTATCGAATGGGTGCAGGGTGACAGCACAGTATCGGAGAGCACGCCCATCGCGGCGGACGCACAGGCTTCTTTTTCAGCGGTCGATGCCCTTACGAATTTAACCGGAATGTTTCGGTATGGGCTTTACCGAGAAAATAGAAACCTGATCGACAATAATTTCAGCGCATGGGAATCTGGACAATATCAGCCATCAGATGGGGGAAAAGCCAATATTACATCAAGGCTCCGACTTTCTGAATTAGTTGCTGTCAAACCTTCCACCACATATTACTGCGACACGGAATCCGATTTTCAAGAAGTCATCAGGACATATGATTCCAGCAGAAATTTTCTTTCTTCTATTGGGGCGATTCAAAATGGGCAAACATTTACAACGCCAGCCGGAGCTTACTTTATCAGCGTAACGCTTTTCAATCCTTTAGACGAGACTATTGCCTATGATTATCAATCCTTGTTTGCCGATGGAACGATCAAGCCGTTCATGTGCCTAAATAGCATTGTGGATAAATCGTATGCCCCCCATGACAATAAAATTTCCCTCTACGACCTCGCAGAAGAAGTTTTAACCGATGCGGGCGTCGAGCATTACTCCATTGACGGCCACCTGAAAGATATTTACACGAAAGCCGCGCTCCCCATTGTCACGCACCGCGAGTGCTTGCAGATTATCGCCAATGCAGGGCAGTGCATCCTTTATACCGACCGTCGCGGGTATATTACCTTGGAAATAGCGCTGGACCCGACGATTCAGGTCGGCGACAACGGACACATGGCGTACAGCAGTTCCGAGAGCGCCTACAATGACGAGAATTTGCCGACCGCGAAGTATGCGGACTTCCTTCCGGATTCGTGGAAAGCGGCCGGAGCAAAAATCCTTCTCCCGGCGGCCGGGCCATACATTCGTATGGGCTTTGTTTCGGACAAAATCTGCGACGCGGACGGCGCCTTTTCCACCTATCCGGTTTTCTTTTGGACCTACTCCTTCCCTTATTCCGCATTTCAGATTCCGATCATGTTTGACAACGTGGATGGGGAGTGCGCGGCGGAATTCGATGTTGTCTATAAGCTGGCCGGGGCAGAGATTGACCGCGTTTCCGTAACGGGAAATACAGCGGTAAAGTACATCGTGGAACATTCTGTCGATAAGACGGATCGAATCGAGATTGAAATTCACAAGTGGTGCCGGGGTACGCGCCGTGCCATGATAGCTCAAATCGGTTCCGGGCGCGTGAACGACATGAACATAGATTTTTCCACAGCGACCAGTAAGCCGACCGTGGAAAAGAGCTCTCAGGTCAAGACGGTTACGGTCAATTGCTATTCCTACGTTCCTGCCGCCGACGTGACGGAGCTTTACCATTCGGACATTACCCTTGGCGGCGACATTACCCTGAACGTGTCCCACGACGCGGCTACGGAGATAGCAGCCTCTTTGAGCGCGGGAACCATCGTCTCGCAGACACACTATACCTACTATTCCGTGCTCACGCTGACCGGAACGGGCGCGGCCACGCTCTCCATCACCGGCAAGGTGCTTACTGCGGCTTCTGTAAGCGTCGTGAAGCAGTTAAACCCGCAGGGCGAAGATAAGCCAGCCCTGCAAAATCCGCTGATTACAGACCTCACGAACGCGCAGAACACGGCGATATGGATTGCGGACTATTTCAGCAAGCGGAATTTCCTGACTACGACGTACCGCGGAAATCCGGAAATCGACGCGCATGATCTCGCCTACATGGAGAGCCAGTTTGAGGCGCTTTTCCCTGTGAGGATTATGGATCATAAGATTGAATTTAATGGGGCGCTCTCCGGGAGCGTAAAGGCGGTGAAAATGAATGGCTGACTGGGTGACGCCAAAAACGAACTGGACGGAAAACGATTATTTCAACCTCGACCCGGACTACAACCGGATAAAAGGGAACATCCAGTGGATTAAGGACTATTCGGCGCAGATGTACGCCGACTTTCCGCTTATCTCCATGGGCGATTTCACGATTGACGGGTTCCCGGCAGACACGTTCCTCAACAACATCGTGGACAACGTGAAGAAGCTGGAAGATAGCCTCTACAAGCCGCCGCAGGATCAGGAAATGCAAAGATATTCCTTGGGGGCTCCGGGGTGGAATGCCGAACAACTAAACATCATCGAGGGGAACATTCTCCGCTTACACGACGCGATGGTGGGGCAGTGGAATCTATTGCCGACAATGGCCTTTACGATGGGAACAGGAGTTGATGAATTTTGAGTTTACGGACAGATTACAAGGACGCAATCCCAGCCAGCGGAGCCGGGACGCTACGGAAATATCAGCAGATTGATAACGGCGACGGAACATTTTCGTTTCAGGACGTCACCGAGTATTCGCAGGCAGGAGACAAGGCGCAGGCGGGCGTATTCAACGAGATTGGGGAGGAAGTCAACTCTCACACCTCCGACGCCACCGTCCACCTTCAGGCGGGGGAGAGGGACAAGATCAACGGGGCAGTGCAGGGTTCGGTAGCCAATACTGATTTTTTAGGGAAAACAAATTATGTCTACCCAGGACAGAACCCTATTGACTTAAATTCTGTCGTTACAGAAACCCACGAATTTGCAATAAATGCAACAAACTTTCCTACTGGATTTCCGAATCACGGTTTTCTCGACGTTTCAAAATTCGATGGAAGTGGATTTGCTCCCGCCACGGGCGGCGTAATCAAACAGGTGTACACAGATTATAGCAATGCTGCAAGAGCTGTAAGGACAAAAATTAATGATACATGGGGAGATTGGCGGATAGAGTCCACATTGACCCTATCCACGGCGGCCCCTACCTCGACGCTTGCTCCCGGTAAGCTCTGGGGTGTGTACGATGCCTGAATTGTTGGCCGCGAAAGATGCCGTCAACCGGAAGTTCAAAGAGTTGTGGGCGGCGCAGGATGCAGTGAACCGCAAGCTGAAAGAGGCGTGGGCGAGGGATTCCGGCGGTGTCAACCGGAAGATTTTCAGTGGACAAAAAGTCGTTGTTATACCGAGAGATACTAGCAGCGGAAATGTTGAAGAAATAGCTAGATGGAACTTGGATGGCAGCGGGAAATTATATACTTCGAACGAGGCGGATTATTGGCTTGACCCTGCAATCTATACAGACATACAATTTGACCCGGGAATCCTGATCCTGGCTGGCCAGAATATTTTTGACGCCGATATCACCATCGAGTATAGTTGGCATAAATCAAGCGTGTATGGCTACGTCGGCCTTTCGCTCGCAGTAAATAATGGCGACTATGAAGTATTATATTCTCGCGGCGAGTTTACCAGTGAAGACCCTTGGACACAACACATCGTAAAATCTGCTACCAGTGACATCGTTTTGACTAAGCTAAGGCTCAAAATGGAGACATCTCTTCATGGTACCGGTGATTCCGGCTGGCAATCATCTATGGACGCGACTTGGGTTTCCGGAGGCATCAGGATCGCAGGGAAGCCAATCACGGAAGTAATTATATCATCAACGTAGGAGGTATATACATGCAGATAAAATTTCAGGACGGCACCACGCTTGACGCGATATGCGTCAAGGGCGATCAAATTATTGCGCAAGGAGCACACCGTGATGCTCTGGAAATCCAGATTGCTAAGGGCGGCATCACGATGGACGCGCTGGACACCCTGACGGCGGACACCACCAAAACGTCTAAGCTGACGCTGATCGACGGGGATCAGCAGTACGTTCATGACAATTATAATATCCGCACGGAGCTCGCCCTGCGGCCCGTTGTGGTCACGCCGGCGACAGGCACCGATCCGGCAGTCACGGAGGATCGGCTGATCGTTACGCTGGCGCAGCTCACCTATCAGGAGCAGCAGGCCGCACAGCTCTCGGCGACACAGGCGGCGCAGGCCGATGCGATCGCGGAGCTATCAATATTGGTATCGGGAGGTAATGCGTAATGTTCACGGAAACATCGGGGCTTGTGATTGTGTGGGTCGGGCTGATCCGCGCGGAACGATACACCGAGGACAAGGTACCGGCCCTATCCAATCTCAAGGATATGGTGCATCAGGCGCTGGGGGTGGGTGCATGAAAATCTGGATTGACGAGGGACACGGCGGCGCGCAGCCGGGGGCGTGCTCCCAAGGATTCCGCGAAAAGGATTTGACGCTCAAGATCGGCAATGTGCTGGCTGCCGAGCTGACGCGCTGCGGCATGAGCGTTAGCCGTACCCGGACATCTGATGTAGATATCCCTCTTGACACACGCGGTCCCAAGGCCAACAGATGGGGCGCTGATTTATTTGTCAGCGTCCATCTTAATTCTGGAGGCGGGCACGGCGCGGAAACCTGGTGCAGCATCGCGGGCGGCAAATCCCGTACGCTGGCAGAGCGTATCCAGGCCGAGCTTGTCAAGCTGGGATATGCTGATCGAGGCGTAAAATCCCGCAAGGGCGACGATGGGCGGGACTACTTGGCGGTGATCCGAGAGAGCAATATGCCCGCTGTGCTGGCCGAGGCCGGATTCATCGACAACGCCGAGGATATGCGCCGGTTTGACGCGCAGAAAGCTGGCCAGGCTATCGCGCGCGGGATCTGTGCATATGCCGGGATTGCGTACAAGCCTACATATGCTGCAGCTCCGCCGCAGATCGCGGGCTTATCTCTGGACACTCACAGCAAGGATATGGCTATAGGAGAGCGCTATACCGTCCTGATCCGCTGCAAGGATAAGCCGACGGTTACGACGGTCGGATCGGATGTTATCAGCAAGTCCGATCCCCGTCTCGACCCGAAAGGCCGCGGCTGGCTGGTTGATATTACCGCCCTGCCGCCTCCGGCGCGGTACGCTCATATCGTGGTATCCGCTGCCGGGCAGACCGCGCAGTGTAATTTTAACGTGCAATAGGAGGCAGCTATTGATGGATATGGCAGAGGTGGCACAGATGGCCTCGGACGCGCTCAACAGCGCGAAATCGGCGCACCATCGGATTGATGGGGTGGAAGCAGATATTAAGGATATCCGTGGCCTTACGGCGGCAATGGCGCGGGTTGATCAGAAAGTAGACGGGCTGGACGGCGACGTAAAAGAGATTAAGGCCGACGTTAAGGCCATATCTGCCCGCCCCGGTAAGTGGTGGGATAAGCTGGTAGCGGCAGCAATCGGCGCGATCGGGGCGGGGATCGCAACGGCAATATTGGCGTGGATATTTAAGATTGCCGGTTGACCCGGTAGAAAGGATTTATATTATGGAAAAAATCGATTGGAAACGCAAACTTACTTCTCGGAAGCTCTGGCTGGCAGTCGCCGGCCTCGTAGCTGGTATCATCACGCTGTTTCAGCCCGGCACGGACACCACGCAGATCAGCGGCCTGATTCTCTCGCTCGGCTCTGTCGTGGCGTACATAGTCGGTGAAGGGCTTGTGGACGCGGCGAACAAGGCTTAACAGCCATCGGCGGATTTGCACAAAGTATAAGGGCCTCGGATGCGGTTTGCGCTCCGAGGCCCTTTTTATTTTGTTAAATTCGTTAAAATATATTGTATTTCCATTCGACAATGCTATTATAATATTACAGAAAGAGGTAAGAAGGAGAGAAACATGCTATGGAAGAAAATTCGATTTATGCGAATAGCATTGGAATAGCGATGTCCCAAAATGATTGTTGCATAACTTTTAAAATGCTTATACCTCACGAGCCCAATAACGGATCTTCTTTGACCGTAAAATCGGATCATGTAATTTTAAGCCCATCTCTTGCAAGACAACTAGAAAAGATGCTACAAATTCAGCTTGAAAGATATGAGGCTACATACGGCCCTATAAAAGAGTTAAACCTTGAAGTAACTACTTCCGCCAATTTGAAAAAAGGCGAAAAAAATGGAAAGAAATAAAAAAGTACAAGAAAATATAGATAGCATTAGTAGCGTTTCGATTTCGTATGAAGATTCTTTTTTCATTAATATGGCCGCTTTAGCATATCATAGGCATGAGACAGAAATTGAATTGATGGGCGCATCGGAAGATTTTAAACTAGGATATATTGCAGGATGTTCCAACACCTTGAAAGATGAGCTTAAGTGGGAGGAACTAGATATGACTAATAGCGAAATGCTCGAATTGCTTAAATCAATGGATACAAAGATAGATAAACTTGAGGATAAGCTGGATAAGCTCGGAGATAAAGTTAGCGACCTTGTTGCAGATGCCAGAGTAATAAAGAAAGAGCGCGAAACGATTTGGAAAAGCAAGCAATTATGGATCCCAATTGTATGCTCTATTATCGTTGCGGTTTTAGGAGCAGCTTTTAGAGGTGAGATCAATTTTTAAAATTATGCAAATTAGCTATACCAGAGGGCACCCGCTACTCCCGGGTGCCCCTTTTTTGTCCAAAGTAAAAATATGTCACAATTTGTTGCTATATTTTTCTGCTATTGTTACCCTAAGAAAAAAGGGGCGATTTTAAATGGGAGAAGAACAAAAACTGCTGGAGTTGCTCAATCAGAACCTTAATACCATTGCCAGAAATCAGGCACTTATCTATCACGAAATAAGACAGATGGAAAGGAGGGCAATTGAAGAGAAGGAGAATAAGAAGCAAGTATAGATATACACATAAAGTGCAAAGCCCTCGGAACAATTATCCTAGAGCTTCATTTTTGTTCTTGACAGCAGGGAAAGCCATGATATACTAAATTATATAAAGGCATCCGTTTTGGGCGAGGATCGAAATGTGTAGACATCTGTATATTCCATGTCGTTGCTTTGCCGTTCCCCGCGAGGGAACGTGGATTGAAATCATATTTTTCAGCTGTAGCTGTTGTATCCATTCAAATTATGTTGCTCCCTTGCGGAGCGTGGATCAAAACACGAAAAAGGCTCCGAAAATTCGGAGCCTTTTTGCTTTCTCAAAGATATACAAGGGGACGTTCTCTTGTCCTTCCGGAGGTGTTGCTTTCAATGATCCTCTGGACCGTATTGAATGTTCGTTTGTCTAAAATTGGAGGAACTTCTTGCCCGACTGCCGGCTTAATTGGGCGTCCGTGAAAGGTGTAGTATCCGCAGTAAATCGGGCGGGTAAGTATTTTGTGGATAGATTCCGGGGACAATTTCGATCCACGCTTTCCACGGTAGCCCTGCTTATTGCTCCATTTTGCAATGAAGGAGAAGCTTTTATGACGTATGTACTGTTTATAGATAGCTTTTACCATCTCTGCCTCTTTTGTATTGACTTTCAGGCCTCCATGCAATACGGAATCGTATCCAAGAATATAAGAGCAGGTGCGAAGGCCGCGCATGGCTCTTTCCTCCATCGCGGCGGCCACCCGCTCGGCGGTGATCTCGCGCTCCATCTGGGCAAATACCCCCAGTAGTCCCATCATAGCCCGCCCTGTGGGGGTTGACGTGTCAAAACTCTCCGTGTAACTGATAAGTCCGATACCGCGTTTAGATATGCACTCCCAAGTATTGTAGAGGTCGGAAACCGATCGTGTCAGACGTGAAAGAGCCCATATCAATATAATATCGTAGGCCTCCGCGTCTGCATCATCCAAAAGCCGTTTCATTTCTGGCCGGTGTGTGATATCTTTCCCGGAGATTCCTTCATCCGCATATACATCGTACACTTCATATTTATGATCGGCGCAATAGGCCCTTAGGGCGCGCTCCTGTGCATCAAGGGAATATCCCTCTCTGGCCTGATCGAGCGTGCTGACACGCTTATATATTGCCACCTTAATCTTTTTGGAAGAGTTCAAAGGTGCAAGGCTCGAATGCCTATCTGCTAATTCACAACATTTCAT